ACCATCTGTACCATTAGAACCGCTAGTTCCTGATGTACCTGAAGATCCATCTATACCTGAAGTACCAGAGCTACCGTCTGTACCATTACTACCACTCGTTCCTGAAGATCCATCTATACCACTTGTTCCTGAACTACCATCAGTACCGTTAGATCCTGATGTACCTGAACTACCATCTGTACCATTACTACCTGAGGTACCATCAGTACCGTTAGATCCTGATGTTCCGCTTGTTCCAGAAGATCCGTCTGTACCATTTGAACCACTTGTTCCATCTGTACCATTAGATCCAGACGTACCCGAAGAACCTGAGGTTCCTGAAGATCCATCTATACCACTTGTTCCTGAACTACCATCAGTACCGTTAGATCCTGATGTACCATCTGTACCATTACTACCTGAGGTACCATCAGTACCGTTAGATCCTGATGTTCCGCTTGTTCCAGAAGATCCGTCCGTACCATTTGAGCCACTTGTTCCATCTGTACCATTGGATCCTGATGTACCGCTTGTTCCTGAAGATCCATCTATACCACTTGTTCCTGAGCTTCCGTCAGTTCCTGATGTACCTGAACTACCATCTGTTCCTGATGTTCCATCTGTACCTGAAGTACCAGAAGAACCCGAAGAACCATCTGTACCATCCACACCACTAATACCACTTGTTCCTGAAGAACCACTTGTTCCTGAAGAACCATCAATACCACTTGTACCATCAGTACCGTTAGAACCAGAAGTACCTGATGTACCACTTGATCCGTCTGTTCCGCTAGTTCCTGAAGAACCATCCGTACCATTAGATCCTGAAGTTCCACTTGATCCGTCTGTTCCGCTAGTTCCTGAAGAACCGTCTGTACCGTTTGATCCTGAAGTACCAGAAGAACCTGATGTACCACTTGTACCAGTTGTAACACCCAAAGGTGTAACAGCATATGAATAGTGTACATCACCCTCTGAGTAGAAAGTCACTGAAGATGTTGCACCTCCGATGTTTTCTACCAATACTTTAACCAATATTCTATCGGATACATCCAAAGTTGAACCCGAATAGAATGTATCTGTTAATACCATTGTTGGAGATGTACTCTGAATAAGAGCAAAATCGGTTGTGAATAATAGAGATTGAGTACCACCCGAGCTTATCTTATAAACTTGTGCAGCTGTTTGAACTGGTCCTACTGTTCTTGATAAGTGAAAGTAGAATGACCAAATTCCTGAAGGAATAACAGTAACAGCTGGATTACCAAGAGGTGAAATGTATTCACCGAATATTACTGTTTGACCTGTTAATATTGTATCTGTATATGTTGATTGCGGTAAATTATCCGCATTTGTTCCCAATACTTTGAAAGAACCATCTGTTTCAGACTGATTGAAATAATAAATCAATCCTGATGCTCTACCGTCCTGTCCTGAAGTTCCTGAAGAACCACTAGTACCTGAACTTCCATCAATACCACTTGTTCCTGAAGAACCATCAACACCACTTGTACCTGAGCTTCCATCAGTACCGCTTGTGCCAGACGATCCACTTGTTCCACCCGAAATTACGATTTCTGCTGCACCTGTACCCCCACTGATAACAGTACCACCTGAAATAGTAATACCTGTAACCGAAGTTACAGTTGTAACACCATCAGAAACAGATAAATTTCCACCAGATGAAGCTGTGTTAAAAATTCTCCATCTAGCATTACTTCTTGTAACACCACTAACACCTTCAATAGTAGACCCTGTCCATGCGTCGATAAAGTTCTGACCTGCAACAGTTGCATTGGTACAGATGAAGTTGTCACCTGAAGGTACCAAAGCACCTGAAATTTCTGCAGCATCCCAAAGTGCAGGATAGTTGTCAATTTGAAGTTGATAGGTTGTGTCGGCTGATATCACATAAACCAACATACCAATTCTACGTCTTCCTGTTGATATCTCATCACTATTGATGTATACCTGATCAGGAACCGCAAATGGTGTATTATAAGCAAACTCAATAGGAATAGTATTTGCCGAATTTGTGACTGATCCACCTGGTCCTATTGGATCATAAATTAAGTCTTGGTGCGAATAAACCTCCATGTATCCTCCAATGGATAATACAGAGAAGTTTGTACCTTGGGGGTTATCAAGCGCAACCGAATCTGGTCCGTTTAATAACGTTCCCGAGATTGGATTTTTGTACTGAAAGCTCATGTCTTTTTTATTTTTTTATATTAGGGTGTTACCTTTAAAGTAAATATCGGAAACTGATGCGTTTATTCTGAAGTCTGTGTTAGTATTTGATGTATACACTCTGTAAGTACCTGCCGGTATTGTACCACCAGTGTATTCAACAGTAATGTTATAGTATGCTGCGGTCATATTTCTTGCTGTAAGCGCGTTTGGATTACCCGCGATGTTTGTAGAAATCTGACTAATCTTTTGTCCATTAGTTGCTCCTGTTGAAACGATCCAAGTATACCATGCATTTCCTGCTGTACCACCTGAAACTTTTGTTGTTTGGAATAGGTATGCGTTTATCGGATTACCGAAGGCATCGTTACCTCCCGAAGTCGTAGAAATAGGACCTGTCAAGATAGATGGTGCAGTTACACCCCATCCTGAGAACGATAGGTAAGCATTAAACTGATCATTGAATGTGGTAGCATTAGCCGTTGTTGGGGTATTGATCCAGAATCCTCTAAACGAAGATCCTTGCGATGACATCCATCCGTTGAATTGTGCAGTTGCCGCTTGTGGTTCAATCAATAAATAACCTTGTAATGGAGCTGGTGTTGGTGTTGGCGTTGGTGTTTCAGTTGGTGTTATTGTTGCCGTTGGCGTTGGAGACTCAGTTGGGGTCATTGTTGGACTCGCTGTGGTTGTAACCGAAGGTGTTGGTGTTGTAGTTTCAGTTGGTGTTAGAGTTGGCGTTGCAGTTTCTGTTGGAGACGGAGTTTGCGTAACTGTTTCAGTTGGAGTTATAGTTGGTGTTGGAGTTGGGGTCATCGTCTCAGTCGCGGATGCGGTGATTGAAGGAGTTGGTGTTGGTGTTTCAGTAGATGTTGCCGTTATCGAAGGAGTAGGAGTATTTGTTGGTGTCTCAGTCGGAGTTGTTGTAGGTGTTTCTGTGTTAGTTGGTGTTACACTTGGTGTGTTTGTAGGCGTCTCAGATGGGGTTGTAGTCGGAGTTTCAGTAGGCGTCTCAGTTGGTGTTTGAGTTGCAGTTGCTGCTGGTGTTCCTGTTGGTGTTTGAGTTGGTGTTTCAGTAGGTGTTGGCGTTTGAGTTGGTGTCTCACTTGCAGTCTGGGTTGGTGTTTGAGTTGCAGTTGCTGCTGGTGTTCCTGTTGGCGTTTGAGTTGGTGTCTCACTTGGCGTTGCTGATAATGTAGTTGTTGGTGTCGGTGTAGTTGTTGGTGTTTGAGAGGTGGTAGGAGTTGGTGTTTGTGTAGGGGTTTCACTCGGAGTAGTCGTCGGAGTTGGCGTAGGTGTCGGAGTTTCTGTTGTACTTGCAGTAGGAGTCGGGCTAGTTCCAACAGTTGCTGTTGGTGATGGAGTAAGTGTTGGTGTTGGGCTGGCAGTTGGAGTTGGAGTGACACACTCGAAGGTGATTACCACACCATTGAACATGTCAGTTCTTGTTTGAGCAGAATAAGCTAAAGTCGCTCCTGTAAGACCTATTGGGAAAGTTGAATAATAAACATCAAATGGACCTAAAGCATTCGAATTCGAAGCTAATCGCACTATGTAACTTGTACAGCCTGTTACTGTAAGTTGTTGTTCTATTGAGTTGTCACATCCTGGGGCATTATTAACAACGAATATCGAATAAAGACTCATTCAAGATTTTTTTTATAAATACCCTTTTCTACTAATTTATCATTGATATTATTACAATTATTTTTCTCAAGCTAGAATTACCTCGCAGTTAGGATCCGTTAAACTCAATGATGTAACACAAGAAGCTTCAACGGTTGATAACCCACCAACCTCACAGGATGAGGAACTAATTGTAATATCTGTGACACAAGACACTGTATGAATAGTAATCAAGAATGAACATCCGAATCTACATTCTAAAAGTTCCATCCTTTCACAACCATTTGCATCAACCATTGTTAAAAGAATGGCAGGTGCAGTAGCAAACACAGATGAAAGGGTCGCACCTGTTTGCGGAGGTATAGGATTACCTGAGGTAATTGTATAAATCAGGGTCTGATAGTTACCATAAATGTCTGAAACATAAACATTTATTGGGTATGTACCCCCCGTTACTGATAAAATTTCTACTCTTGTCATGACAAACACCTTATGTCGTATAATATAATTAGTTCAACAATCACTTCTTGGTTACCCAAGATGGCTTCCGATCTATCGGTTTCGATTGTAATTTCACTTGTGAGTTCATTAATCGTAACTTCTCCAATACCAGGAATTGTTTCGAGTAAAGATTGAACTGTATTATACCACAATGAATCAGGTGCCGCGTCAACTAAACTATTGGATACATAAAACTCTTGGTCAAGTTCAACACCCAAAGGTTGCACTTCTACTCTTGCAACGAAAGTAGCGGTTACAAGATCACAATTTGTTCTTCCTGATGTGAGCTCGTCAAATCCACCATTCATTATCTGGGCAAGTCCTCTTTTTGTACCCGCCGCGAATGAGAATGTTTCTTCACCTACCAAGTAAGTTTGATACGAAACATAATTTTTATCACAATCGATCACTGTTGATCTCGTTTGACTACATCCAGAAGAATCTATAATCGTAATTGAGTAGGTTCCTGCCGTGAGACCTGTAGCAACGATATCTTGAGGGTTACCCGGTACGTTATCTGACCATTGGTACGTGAATGGTGGAATACCGTCAGATATAAAAGCGGTTATTGAACCATCAGATCCTTGTCCACATGATGTTGTGTATAGGTTATAAATCAACGGAACACTTGTATTGACAAATACTTGTTGAGTTTGTGTACAACCTGAAGCATCTGTTACAGTAATTTGGTGTTGTCCTGAAGAAACGTTCGTAAAAGTTATCGCACTTGCTGTTGTATCTAAAATATTTTGAATTCCATCTAAGGAGTAATCGAATGGAGAAATACCTCCGACTGATTTTTCAACCAACACAATTCCATTATTTCCAGCACAGGTTGTACCTGTTGTTGTTCCTGTAATTGTAAATGAGTTACTCGAAAGTATTGCGGATTCTTGTAAGAAATAGCATCCATTACTATCTTCGAGGATCACAGTGTAGGTACCTCCTGATAGTTCAGTGAATGTATATGAAGCTGCATTAGATGTAATTGAGAAAGTGGATGCGTCGGGATAAATTAATGTAAACGTGTATGGTGAAGTACCCCCTAAAGCAGTTACTAAAATAGATCCGTCAGCATTACTACATGAACTTGGATTAACCGATAAAATAATATCAGATATTCCATTTTCAGTGGCTAAATCGATACCCGCACTAAATTTACACAAAGCAGCATCAGTCACTAAGAAATTATATGATCCCGCAGGAACTCCACTCAAACTGAAACTCTGTGAATATGACACATCAATTTGTCCTGTGGATGCCGAATAATAATATGGGCCTGTACCGCCAGTTATTGTCATGGTTATTACACCATCGGAGTTTAAACAAGTAGGAATATTATCTACGACAAATCCTCCAAGACCAACAGGATCTACTTGACCTATTGATTGTTCCCTAATTTTTGAACATCCGGTTGCATCAGTAACTTTTACTGCGTAAGTACCAGCTGTTAGTCCCGTAAGAGTACTACCAGTTGAACCATCATTCCAAATGTAAGTCCATGGTTGTACACCTGTTTGTCCCGTAATAATTAATTTACCTGATGGTTGTCCACACTGTGTATCAGGGACAATATAGAAACCGAAATCAACTTCCACAGATGGATTCACAATGAATGTTTGTGTTGTTCCTGTACATCCACCAAAGTCTACTGCCTCAATGTAATATGTTCCCGCAGAAAGTTGTTGGAAAGTAACGGTTTCAAGTGAAGTTGTTGCTGATTGTAAAAGTTCCCCATTGAAAGTGTAAAGAAAGTAAGCACTCTCTGAAAAGTTAGATGAGTCTTGAACAGTCACACTTCCATTTGATTGGCTACATGTTGTTGCTGACACGTCTATGATTGTTGCACAGTTTCCTGATGAAACAGGAACGTTGACATCAAACTCCAAGTTTACAGGCATCGTAGAGTCATTAACTCTGAATGCGTAAGTTCCCGCTGAAAGACCGTTTGCAAATGCATATGTCAAATTAATTGACAATGGATCCAAATAATCGTAATTATATGCCAGATAATTCGAATATCCCAATGGTGGTTGCCATTGAACTGTATACGGAGGAGTACCTCCTGAAAATCCGACTTGGATACTTCCACTTCCGTTGTTTTGGCAATCGCCCGTGACAAAAACAATGTAATTAAACGACGCCATTTGCACAATTTATTGAAATGTTTATCCCAACATTGAGTGTTAGAAGTGTTTGAAGATTTTTTGGTATACAATCCATATTTGTAACGTTCAAAGTGTTTCCATTTAGGAAATAGTTCAACCCATAACGATATAAATTATCTAAATTATCTGCCAAACTGTTTTTCCAAAGACTATTAGTAGGTACATCATTCAATCCATCCCCTTGATAGAATGGGTATAGGATTATTTGTTCGTCCCCTAGTTTTAAATCTACATACCAAGTTGTGGAAAGTGTATTTGTTATACAATCATTCAACGTTAATTCTTCTTCAGCTAAATATGTTTGTAGTGATTGTGCAAGAACCCCTTGGAAATTTGTGACAGTGCCGTTTCCGTTCAACCATGGGAATACTTTGAATTCAACAAATTCAGTTGAACAATCGTAATTGAAACAACTTCCCACAATATAACATGCGTCAGCCGGTACGGGAACAAACTGACATCCTCTTTGTCTTCTGTAAACATACTTCTGTTTTTGGAAGATGGAATTCTCGAATCTTGTACCTGAATTCCAAATTGTTGTTGCCGGAATCATCTGCTCAACCAACTTCATCCAATAGGGACCTAAGCCCTCAACATAATCAATCAGTTTTTGATATGTGTAATTGTTATTTGGTATTCCAATGGTATTTTCCTGTTCCAAATACTTCCAAAATATCGATGAAAGTGTTGGATATCCCCCAGTGTGTCCATCGGTTATGTACAATCTATTTCTTACATTAATCGTATTCTGCCAAAATGTCTGTGCAAACTCAAAGAAAGTCTTTTTCTTAGGTTGTGGATTGATGAAAGTCCAATCTACCCCTCCGATTGTTGGAAAAGGTGTAGTCATTCCTGTTTCAGGAATTGGATAATCATAAAGTCTCGATTGATTCCATACATCATACACCAAACCTTGACCTGGATTGAGGTATAAATCAACATTCTTCACATTTAGAACAAGTTTTTCCTTATCAATATAATAATAGGCATCATAACCAGCATCTGTGGAAATTCTAAGATCCTCATCATCAGAGACCCATGACTTTTTGTTATCAATCGTTTTCTGTAATTTGAATCCCTCAGTCATGTAAGGGAAATCTCTAAATCTTTCTAAATAGATCTGACCATAAGTGAAGGGTTCTAAGACAGTTTGGAAAGTAGGGTTGGTTCCTGTGAAAACATTCTCAACTAACGGGATTTCAGGACTCCTATGTTGTGGTGTTGATTCGTACCAACCCGCTCCAACTTGGAAGAAGTACTCTTCGTTTGGTGTTGGCGCCTTTGGATATCCCTCAATGTCCATAGGAAAGTCAGATAATCCAACATTGACCTCCTCTAATATTGTCGTTGATGTGAAAGCACTGTAAACCTGACCTTGAAGCTTATATGTTACTGTTGAAGATAAACTTGGAACATTATCTACGTATGTTCCACCTGATATCTTTGCATATTGAACGGCAAATTGATCTAAATTAATTCTTTGATCGGCAACATATATGTTTTCATTGAATTCAATCAACGCTTCAGGTGCTCCAACCAGTCTCAGAAGAAACTCTACTGATCTTCTCGTACCCTTAGATCTGAATAGATAACCCGAGTTTAGAATAAGATTCCTATAGTATTGGTAATTCAATTCAGTTGGAGTTAAAGCTCTAGCATAACCCGGGTAAGCCGGTGCATTTGTCTGACCGAACACAGAATCCAAAAAGTTTTCATTTGTAATCGGTGATATATTTGGTTCCCAACCTAAAGTCGAGGCTAAATTTTTCAATAACAAAGAAGGAATGTCATTCTGAATGGTGTAATTAACTGAAGTCATATTAGCCATACCATCAATGAATAATTTAACTTGATCGAAACTCCTACCGTAGATTTGAAGAATCTTTTCAACCTTTCTATCCTTTGTATCAAACTCCTTGAATGAGTCTTGAATCAAGAAACGCGAGATTAAATTAGTCTTGTACGAATCAAGTTCTTCTGAAACAAATGCAAGTTGTGTTAAGTACTCATCAAAAGCATTGGTCCTGATGTCCAAGTTCCATGTACCCTCCAAAGGCCAAGTTAAAGTTGTAAAGTTGTTGTAGAACTGACCGTTTTCATCCTCACTAGGCACCTGGAATACCGCAGTGTAAGGCGGTTCTATCAATCTATTGAGAAGGAATTTTTCAATCTCATCGAATGACTCGGCAAATACTTGGTCCACTACTAAATCATTTGGTCTGATGTGGTAGTTGGAAGAATAGGTTGTTGCTGTTGTTCCGAACGGTGATCCCGAAACATAAAATGTTAATGTACCTGTCGCCAAACTATCTGAGGGTTCAAAAGAAAGGACTTTGAAGATATCGTAAGGGTTACTTGTGTTACCTGTATTCGTGATCGCAACGCAGTAATCAAGATAAGTACTGTTGAGGTTCCTCAACGGTGATGTTACAATCTCACGGGCTAGTATATTTGTTGCCGCAGAAATCGAATAATCAATCATAAAAGGATTTGTCAATCGATCAACATCAACAGAAAATATTGTTTCATCGTTTATCCCATCGTAAACAATATTATATGCAGTAAAACCAGTCAAAGATTGTTGGTTCATGAACCTCACATCTAAAGAAGCCGGAAACTTATTGATAATTCTTGTAACAGATACTTGTAATCTTTTAGCCAAAGAACCATACATAGAGAAGTTGGTAACTTCAGTCAAATCCAAATTCGGATAAACTCTAAATTCTTTTGCAAAAATCAATCTGCTCTCCGCAAGTTGATCCACTTGTAAATCTTCTAAACTGATAGGTTTTGAAAAGGCACCAATATTAAATTCACGGTTAACTTTTTCTGTAATACCTGTTGTAAATTCGAAATTACCTTGCGTAAGACCTCCACCCTCAACAGTTTGTAAACCTACAATATTGTCGGAGAATGTACCAGCCCCACTACCGGGTCTAGGTGGATAAAAATATTTTACTTGTTGGGCCATTAACTAATAATCGTGTTGAAGTTTTTACTGAAATCGATATTATCACCTCTATTTTGTCTAACCTCATATAGAAGATCATTGAATTGGTCCCTAATTTCAAACAAGTTGTATTGTCTGAATATATTGTTGTTAGAGTCATAGATGGTGTAGATTCCATCATCAATAGACTTGGTCTGATTTCCGTAAAGTGCGATTGCTAGTGTTGAAACATCATACTCAACCATCTCAATATCGATTGTTACAGGATTGAAAAATGTATTCGTCAAAATAATATCTTGATCAGGTTGTCCAATGTATGGTGTAGCGTTTGGTTTGTTCGTAGGTGATGATGATGGTGATAGGGTCAAGAACATAAGATTCGCAGTACTATCCGTATATCTGTATCTTATCGATTTTTGTTGTGTGTTTACTTGATTCGTAACAACAGGCTCACAGAAGAAATTCGATGTTACAATTCTGAAGAAGTTAGGAATCTTAGTTCCATCTGCGTTCAAGTATTCGATTCTGAATCCAACAAGTCCCTGAGGTACAAATTTGTTTCTATACTCTTGTGGTATGAGATTAAGATCTAATACTAATCCTTTCACATTTGGTAAAGCACTTAACACACCACAATCAATGATTGTAGTTCTCACTTGAGCAGGTCTAATAAGAAGGGTATAAATTCCCAAAGCATTGAACTCTGTTGCCGGTAAAGTTAAATTGTATAATCCACCTAAAATCTCGACAGATGATCCACCGATTTGTTGGTTACTAAAATAAGGGCGTAGTAAAGTTTTGGCATCGAGTTTTTTCAAAACGAAGTTGTTTGTTACGTCTCTTGACGGAGTATAATTCAAAATTATCTCCATATCGTCTGGTGAACAGTCAGCTGGTCTTATTGTTCCGTATGAAGCTATCGCCATTTTCTTTTGTTATTTTCTATAAATAGTTTATCTGTTTATTTGGTTTCAACATTGAAGAATCTATATCCATAGTTTATTAAATCCCCCAAGTTATCAACCTCACCTAATCTTTGTATTTGTTCATATGCCGAGTTCTTACCCCTTTCAACATATAAGTTTGTCACAATCTCAGCATCTCCAACCGCTTTTTGTAAAGCAGGATCTTTGTAAAAGAATTGAGCCGTCAGTTCATTTTCGGTGAATCCTGAACTCTTAACAAAGAATCTTGTTTCACCGTTAGCAAAATCATAATAATCAACATTCTGAATTGTGTATCCCGTCACAACAAGTGATATATCATTTATCACTCCAAAAAGCCCTCCGTCTTTAATTACAGGAGCACCAACAATAAATTTCTGTGGACCATATTGAGCCAACTCTTGGATTCTAGAATTAGTCAAACCTGAGACTGTATATGGAACTGTTGTGAATGTTGATGACACCTGGTCTTGAACGTTATTCTCAGCGTCTCCTGAAAAAATAAAATTGTAACTTATAGGTGTTGCAGACCAACTTCCTGTATTTGAAATAAAGAAAGCAGTCCCGTTAGGATTTATTATTGTGGCATCTCTGAAAGGTGTTACGATTTCTTTTTTTACAATGTTCGTACCCCATGGATTTTTCTGTGTCAATGTTATTGTATAAGCACTAACCACCGTAGGATACTGATGTGAAATATATGCAGGTGTGGGTTGATCAAAATTATTATTTGGTGACCCATCTCCCCAATCTATTGTATATGTGGATAGTTCAAGAAACTTCTTAAATTCATCTGAGGTATTATAAACATGATAAAGATAAGGTGCTGAAGTTGTTGCCGAGAATATGAAATTGGTAACAACATCTTTTTGATAAACAGCTCCGTCAAAAGGAGAATAAAATCCACAATCCAATGCCGTCTCAGTGATCAAAATGGGTATCGTCAATCCTGTTAATAATGAAGATCCACCAGGTCCCGATGATAGAACTTGTGTCATCGCAGAGTAAACTCCAACAGGTGTACCTGAATAATTTACAGTGAACAGATCTCCTTGAATAACCTCAGGTGATATAATGTAATTGTAATCTGGCATTATGGATTAATATATTCATACCATTTTATGGGTGTCAATCCCCCTACTCTTTGTGGTTGTATGTTGAATGTATCAAAAACTTGATATGTTCTTTTTTCGTAGTCTAAATCCAACCTATAATAAAAATATTCACTCTGTGAGAAATTATATTTGTTCCCTAATATAGATGACTGAGGTCTATTCATCATTCTCACAAATTGTCCTATCTTAGCATCAAAGAATTTTGCTGACATATAAAATCTTGATACGTCCAAAAATGTTCTCTTCTTCAACCAGTAAACGAAGAATCCCTCTTTATCACCAACATAATTCAAGATGAATTTAGGTTTTCTTATGAGGACATTCGTTGTCTGCATGAGTGTGTCCATTCTCTCCCCTTGTTGAGTTGGGATAATAATTGTGACATAATTTGTTTGTTCAGTTTCCAACGGACTGTCATAAAGATCCAATTTAAAGAAAGAGTTTCTGAAAGAGTTGGCATAATAGTAAATCTCTTGTGTTGTGAATCCTTCAGCCCTATAGTCTATTTTCCAATTATTAACATTAGTCAGACCCGCCCCCTCATAAAAATAAAACTCATAATTAATTTCAGTTGAGTTTTGGAAATCTGCATGCGCAAATCTATTAACCTCGAAATCTTTGTCAGACGCTAATAGTTCTTTTATTGCTTTGTCTTGAAACGCAACAATATCCGCCTCTGTATCCAAATACTCCCAATCCAAATTGATTGGAATATTAATACTGTTGTTCACAGTACCTGAAAGTAATATTTGTTTACTCACATTCATCTACAATAGGTTTAGTTACAACAGTTGTTGTGTTTATGCTGAAACCACTTATTGGACCAAACTTAGGTCCGGCTGTTAAGACTCCTCCGATATCGTATCCACCATCAGGGATTAATCTGAATTGTGATGCGTTGAACGGATAATGTGAAAAATTCAAAAATGGAAAGTCTACACCGTTGTCTTGTTCATCAATGAATCCGTATTCATATACGTCCCTCCACATGAACTGTTCATAAGCATTTGAATAATATGCCCAAAAAGGAACCTGATCAGCATTTCTCAATTCACCTGTCTCCACATAATTAGAAAACGCACGAATCACCATTCCTATGTGAGGTTGGTAATAATATCCACTTGGATTAGTTGTGGCAACTTGTTCACTTTTGAAGATGTCTTGGTTGTATTTGATTTTTTGATAGTATGGTGAAATAATTCTTTCTTGTTGTGTTATATTATTCCATTCACACCAATCACCACATAGAGTATCACCAGATTTAAAATCCAAATTATAGTAAAAGTCCTCAGTAGACCCGTTTGTCAATGTGTATGATGAGTATCCAATGTTAGAATTAGATTTCAAATTATTACTATCCCAATATAAATTATTCCTTTCAGTGATATTAAATTGCCAACCTTCTTTTACTCCCGTTCCTTGTGTTGGTTTGTTGAAGTATCCTGAATATCCTTTGTTGATAATTGTCAAAAAGATTTCATTAAGTGGTCTTTTTTGATTGTCCAACAAATTTTCAATATTCAAATCATAGTTTGTCGTGAACGTATAGACTGATGATGCATTCTTCTGTGAAATCCTAGAAATATTATTAGGGGTTAGTGAAGAAAATTCGAATTTTTTATTTGCAGTAAATGGAACTTCTTCAAAACCTGTTTTAGTTACAACAAGATCATTAGCATTTGTAATTATCTTATGCATCTTTACGTAATAAGTTGACTTGGATTCTCCCGAGTTAGTTATATCAACTATTTTCTTAAAGGTACCCTTAGAGTTATTTACAAATGTAGTTCCAGTATATCCAACATCAGTCATATTGAAGATGTAAAGGTATGATCCAAATGTACCGTCACCTAAGGTATTAACTTGAAAGACTCTGTTACCATCATAATTTATTGATAATTCAACGTAGTCTCCAATCTGTAAGTTATGTTCCGCAATACAAACAAAAGAAATATAATTTGTTCCACCGAACTGTAATTTCTTTACCACAAAAGGTATTCCATCACCTGACAACCAATTTGAACTATTGATACCGTCTGTCCAAAACATTTCCCTTGTAAAGTTATTACTATCAGGTAGACTTAAATAATAGGACCAATTATAAGTGTATGCACTTTTGGCAACGTATGTTAAGTGTTGATCTTGTATGTTAGGTCTGAAGAACTCAAATTCATAATACTGAGGAAATCCTCTCCAAATACCACTCAACAAAGATCTTTGAGTATCAACGTAGTAAAGATTGTATAAGAATGGAATATATTCTGTCGTCCCCGTGTAAGCATTTTCATAAATTGGACTTACTTTAAAGGTAGGTCTGAAAGTTGTTGATGCTTGTCTTTCCTCGTTAAATAAAACCGCTAAGTTTACTGAGGCAACACGATCATACTCTGTTAATTCGTTTTCTTTCGCATCAAAAGATACTTGAAGACTTTGGTCTACAGTTGGTGCTGATTTAAATCTCAGTCTACTTGGTACTATCGTTGTTGGTCCCATCATTCAGTTGCAACATATTTTTTAATAAATCTGTTCATGGAAGACTTGCCTACAGATAAACCAAAGTAAAAATGATAAGGTAGTCCTACAGTGAAATATGTGTTTAAGTTTACAGGATCGTAACTCGGTGAATCACTTGTATTTTTATCACCTTCAAATTGATATGCCTCTGCCAATGTACCAGGTTGGAACAGTACGTTACTTCTATTGTAGATGTACCCTCTCATGAAATCAGCCTTTGGATTCTCACCCATGAAATAATTCGAATTAATATCAGTTCTATTGAATCTTTGATAATAGCTTTTCTGTATTGTATTTGTTTTCCACTCGTTTTTTTCTGTACCGAAAATTGAATTACTATCTTTTGTTGTCCAAGAGTAGTAAGGTATCAGTTGTGAGTTACTTCCCAAGTAATCATAAATTGCATTATTGTAGTCAACGTTATCATTCCTAATCAATCTTCTCGGAGATACTAAATCACGTGTTTGTGTTTCAGATGAGAAAAATATTCCCATAACAGGATTTTTACTTCTGTCCTGACCTACATAGAATGGATTGTTAACATTCGTACCTGATTGAGCAGTGTAGGCTTCAAAATTAAATTCTTGAACACCTAACTCAGAATTTATAGAAATCATCTGAGCATAGTCTCCATCAATTTTTGATTTAACTCTACTGAAGAAAGAATTTACTGATCCATCCCCAAGACCAATGATATTCGCTAACCAAGTGGAACTAACTTGTCTCGAAACGATAAATAGACTCAATATGTCTTGTGGGTCATTGAATGATGTTGTAGGTATTTTATTTATATTATACCCATAGAAGTCTGCATTCAATGTAACCTCCTGTGTGAAAGCATCTCTTGGCCCCATATCCATAATTGTTGTAGGGAATAAGATTTCCTTTTCGTTTCTTGTTCTTCCTCCTGTTCTTTGTTTACCAACGAAGTTAGAACCTGTGAATGGAGATGATCGGTAATAGAAATTATTAGTTTGATTATGTAATAACACAACGTCATTACAATATTCATTGTAAGGACCGTTAGGGTCAACAGGATCAGTTGGTGGTTTGTAGAATCTTAAATTTCTAAATGGAAAATGATACAATACTCCATTAACCCAATTATTGATAAAGGTATGTCCAAAGACACCCCTACAAGCAGCAAAATTTATTCTTGTCCTGGCCTTGAATTCCCCAAGTTGTTTGAAATCATTCGGAAGAGACAAGATAACCTTACTAACAAAAACATAACAACCGCCTTTAATTACTGTTTTCTTGTAACAATTATCTGTTTTTGGATAAACACCAAAACTTTCAGAATCACCAGAATAACATTTTAACGGTACCAGTCCTTGACAACTGAAAGTACTTGCAAATTGTTCTTCGTATTCACTCAATTCCTCAGCCGCGTCGTTTATCAAAAATGATGATCCTTCAGTATCGTAAGACTCTACCACACCTTCGTCAGATATGAAATAAAATGCAAAATTTGTATTTTGATGTAATAGGTACGTATTATTCAGATATCCTGATCTTGATGTGGATGTTGGAAGTCTGTCCGTTCTCATCACAATTTTTTGAGTATTTGCCTGAACGTTCATCGTTGTGGCAGTTGAATATGCTGGTGAGAAATAAACGTATCTATCATATCTCAGGGATGCTAAACCTTCTTCCAAGCTTCCTCCGACAGAAGCAAAGAAATATGATCCTCCCTCTACGTATTCATCATTCCAATAACCATTCATTTTTTTGCCTTGTGACCATGGTTGTCTACTATAATAAGATCCAAAAACTACCCAATATGGATTCCAATCTGGTACACCCAACGTTCTATAATTCGGTTGTAAACTTACAATTGGATAAACAGACATCCCAAAAACATTGACAGATGTATTAGCCTTCACATAAGCACCATTACTTCCTGAGTTGATATCAATTTTAGAAGGAGTCAAAATAGAATATGTGTTAGTTGGAGATACCTGAAAACCATTGTTACCAACTTTAGTCGAATCCAAAGAAGAATAGTTTGTATGCATGTTCGTGCTGTAACCCGAATAATTTGATCCTGTATCAAAAATGTATGAATCAAAGAAAATAGGGTTACTTTCATTCGAGGAATATTGGTCGTGTCTTGGTAAAACAAGCCCAGTCTGTATAGGAATATTCAATTTATATTTCGATGTTACTTGTACGGTTCCATAGGGTTGTCCACATATTCTTGATATATCTACGGTAGTTGTTTGTCTTGTACTATTAGGATCAACCCCTCTTTGTAAAATGACAACCATAACCTCTTTGTTGTCAGGTATATCAAAATATGGCCTTGTTACATTATTTGGTAACCACGTTTTGGCCCCTTGCCCTAAACCAAAAAATCCTGTTCTAACATGATGTTCCTCCCATGTATACATTGCACCTCCAATATATCTTTCATTGAGACTTCTCTGACCCGAATAAAGTGAGGGGTTTAAAGACGCAAAATTTTGATATGTCATTGCTGTTATGACCTGAAAATACTCACAGTCGGATTTGGCCTTGACATACATCAAGTATTTCGGTTGTGAACACGTTGCTGTTGTTATAGTAACACCTTCATACGGGAATAAATCATTAACACAAATTGATCCAGGTGTCGGGGTATTTCCAGAATGATAAACACCATTACAATCTGTATATTGCCAAAATTCACCATCGGAAACAGTAGATACGCTACCTACCCAACAATTTTGAATTGTGTCTGCACTTTGGTTAACTATGTATTGTTGATTCAATAATTGGTCTGGAAAATCAGGGTTCGCGTAATTAACTGTTATTGATCTTAGATTTTTAGCGTATCCCGTTGATGAGCTAAATCCTGAGAAATTCGTTGCGGCTTGACTCGTGTTAGGATCTAATGAATTGAATGGGTTTTGAAAGGTCATCATCCTACCTGTTACAAACTCTTCGGCAGAAGCGGGATCACACAGTATCGTGATTGTATTGTCATAATGGTACAAGCCTGAGTTTGCGCTTATGTCAGAAGCAACATAAGTCCTCACTTGATTCCAACCACCTGTATAGTTGAAATAATTGGCTTTCATATTGAATAGATTCAATCTTTCTGAGAGTGTCAAATCCATAGAGGCGACAGGTCGATTACTTTGATCTCCAACAGGCATCCATATAGTTGCAGGTGTTCTCTGTCCTACAATACCTTGGTTGTTTCCCGCAATTATTCTTTGTAGGTTTTGTTGTTGTGCCGCCATAGGGTTTTCAACTGTCTGTATTCTACAAGCATTTCCCTGATCTTCAGCACTGAAAAATGTTGTTGAATAATATTTGAACCATGGATCATCTTGACAATATTGTTCATCAAACATATTTCCATATGAAACAGGATTTGGTGAATCAACCAAGAGAGTAAGAGAGGTTGTTTTTAATGATTCTTGAATAAATGCCGTAGTACTCACATTTTCCTCAGGACTTTCTTCAGTACAACTACATAACTCACAGTCAGGATATATTATCGTAGGTAATGAAATGTTCTTGAATGGATTACCCAACGAGTTGAATATATCTCTGAAAGATGGCGGTTTTGGACAGTTTATATTAACAAATGGTATTGCATCAACTATTTTACAGAGAATATAAACAAACGTCGCTATAGTACCGTATACAAAAGTGATTAATATCTTTAGGATCGGCCATAGGAATGCCAAAATATGAACCACCACCATTAATGGTACTAATAAGAGGGTTATAAAAGAAAAGAAAAAATTAAAAATGATAAAAATCAAATCGAAGTTTTTCACTCCATCGTTAGTTGGAAATCTATTATTGGTCGAATCACAAGTTGAATCTAATATTTCTTTGATACCAAGAAACCTTCCTCGGTTGGCGCCATTATGATAACCATCTATGAATTGTGATACAGTATAAACTTTATTATACCCGAATTGATAAAATGTGTCCTCGCAATTTATTGCGGTTTGTGGACTAGCATAGTCATTCCAATCTAATGAGAATGAGTATGATTTCTGAAACTGTTGCCATTGTGTTACCGCACTATAATTTGGTGTATAAATCGGGCTCTTTGGATCTGAAAAATCCGCAGGATCGATAGCCGAACTTGTCCATCCATATTCTCTGATATTAGGTACTAAATAATAAGCCCTCTTCACCTGTTTACCTAGATCATCTTCTTGTTCCCACTTGATTTTGAATCTATATTTTCCTTTCGTTGGTATACCTACGTTGGGATCTAATGATATTGTTTTTTCTCCGAACTCATTCGTTACAATATAATCCAAATTCATAGGTACATCTACAAGGAATGTTCCGTCCCCATCAATTACCTTAGCCCCGCCATCAAACTCATAAACTTCCAAACCTGGTCGTCCGTTAGAATCCTGGCCAACAGTCTGACGAATACATAATATTTCACCAGGACCAGATACCAAATCACATAGATTACCTGCCTCAGTCGAAGGTCTACAATTTTTTCTCAGAACTCTTCTGTCACTCGCAGAAATTACTGAACCCATGAAAACAGCTGTTGGTTGGATATCGATATTTGCTTGTTCTCTTAAATCAAAATCTACTCTATTAATGGCTATTTGACAAACTTCAGGTTGTCCCCAAAGTGGTGAAACGTCTATGTTGGCTTGTAGTGATATAATCTGTGGAAGGGACGCTAAGTTTGGTGAAGAAGCAAATTGATTCCCGTTGAGTTGGGTTTCATTTGCAATTCCCATTCTTATAAGGTCCTGTGGTGTGAGACTGAATTCTCCTATGTCTGACAAGTCACAATCCATGAATACGGTCTGATTACCTAATGGTACCCCCATAATCATATAATCCCCACTCTCGTTTGTTCTGACAGTATACTTGTAATACTTGTCATAAATTTGCATTACTGTTGGATTGGTAAGGACATCGGTTCTCGAAGGAAAAGTTCCCGTAGGAATGTGTGTTGAATATGATTTTTCATATGGAAGAAGATTGTATCTATAACCATCCTCGTTCTTCTCGTTTGTTGATTTGTATGGATATATCGATGATACGATGTCGTTATTTCTATCTTCTTCTTGGATTGGGACGAATACAGATACTTTCACGTTCGGAACACCATATCCTCCGTTTGCAACCACACGTCCAACCACAACACCATAATCAGCACAATTTCTTGTATAGATGTCCTCACTTTGTATCTTCATCGAGAGGATCTCTAAAAAATCGAACTCTTGATCAATCTGAACATTTAACGTTTGATCTTCTCCGATTTGAGTTTTAATTCTATAAGAATTGGCCATTCAGTGACTTTTTTGATAAATAGTTTAACCCCCATTTTCTAAGGAAATGGCGTACATTGTAATGATAATCTACTTGAACCGATAATAAACTTAAGAGAACTGAACGTTTTGGAAGTTCTTCACTTTCACTCTGATATCTTTGTTTGGATATCTTATTTGATACACCTGATTTGGTTGTGCAAATATGGTATCATCTACAGGTCTTATCTGTCTTGTAACATCGTTTGAATATGCCATTGAAGTTTGGAACCCTGAATATTGTCCTCCTACCTCATTGAATACATCGATGGCTGTTACGGTTATAACACCGTTCTCATCTTGAATCAAACTGTTCAATTGTGAGATGTATATGTTTTGACCTAAGTTTCTGATCTGCGGATCTAAGAAAGTAGAAACCTTATTAATGATATTAGTAATAACTTGTCCTTGGTTTTGTGTGGCATCTAAGACAACCGAAATATCTAAACTTAAATCGATAACTTCCGCAGTTTCAATAGAAATGTAGTCGTTCATCATTCTATAGTTTGATAGATAGTTTGCCAAGTTTTGTTTCAAGGTGTTCGAAACAATAGAAGTCAATTTACCTGTAGTGTCGTATGATAATATCTGAACGTTGATTTTGTTGTTGTTCTCCGTGATTGCAACTTTTGCAGGTGCTCCGAATTGAGAAGGCATCTTTCTTATCAAAGCTTCATAATCATTAACAGTTACCGCTCTGTTCTGTGAGGAAAAGTTGAATGCTACGTAGTTTCTTGTTTCTTCTACTGAAGGTTGTCCCGCTCCACCGATTGCTGCTGTAACGTTATTACATCTAAGTGAACTTGTTACTTGTTGGTTAATATTATCTGAAGGTCCGTTCACAAAGAAACTTACGGTTCCAACCTGATTGATAACGTTTGTACCTAAGTTTGTAGATAAACCACCACCTGTTCTATATTGAACAAACAATGTTGTGTTCGCTCTCAAAGCAGAACCTAAAGACATATTGTTTTGATACAGTTGTAGATTCAATGGAACTCCTAAAGTTGTGAATTGATTCAAAGCGTCTTGTGATGTATTTGTACCACCACCAAAAGTCATCTTGAGGAATCCTTCAGGTGTATATTCTGTAATGAATCTGTCATTTGTTTGGATGTACTTACCAACTTTGATTCCAGGCTGATCAGACACTTTGGTAGGATCTTCAACAAAAATTCTGTCCTCAGCTAAAGCATCCACTTCGTACCACCTATTGTCTACCCCTAAAAACTCATTAACTGTTGGTACTGTTGTATAACTTGTACCATCTTTCAGAAGTACACTTGTAACTCCAAGAACATTTTTTTCAGGTAGGAATAACTCCAAGAATGGTCTTACATCGGCTGGTCCAATAACTCTTTTGAATACTTTGGTGATACCGTTAACAACGACCTCTCTTTTAGTAATTGTATAGTTAACAATTCTATTACTTGAGTCGAAATTTGGAATCTTAAGTCTGTTTGGAAATCCTTGTGAATTATATGGTGAAGCAAAATCAATATCTTCAACATTCTCAAAAACTTGTCCTGCACCTACAACTTGAGATCCTCTTCTGAGTTGTCCCAAATATCTTTCATCTTCTTTGTCTCCAAATGCTGGAACTGTGATAGAAAAATCTACAAGAGCAACAGATGGTCTTTGTCCCGGTATTTTCAGACCATAAGTTCTGGCGATATTATAAATTGAAGACCTCTGTTGTGCATATTGTAATACGGTCTCTTGTATACTTCTATCAATGTGATAGTGTAAGTTGTCGGCTACGGCTGCGTTCAAATCTAAGAATACTGAAAATACAGAAGCGTCATTGAAGTTCTGTATAAGTTCAGGGTAATAAGTTCGAACATATTGTATGAGTTCTTCCCTTATACCTTCAAAGTCTCTGGTTGTATATGAAATTTTACGATTAGCCATTTATGTTAAATATTGATGATTACAAAATCACTGGTCGCAAATGTCGAATCTTGGATTGAGTACTCTATTTTTATTTTCGCAGTATATTCTGCAGTTCCTTTACCAGGGTATCTGTAAATTTGAGATGTCTGAGAGTTTACCTCCAATTGATCGGGTGACTCCTCTTTCGGATCTAATGGTTCGATCGTAATTCTATTAAGTAACAGGTTTGGAATATATTTCTCAACATTCGCCCTTATGTCTGATTCAATAGCATCAAAAGTCAAACCATCCATAGGTTCGAAAATGTATTCATACAACCTCGTTCCAAAGTCAGGTAGAAAATATCTTGCCCCTTTTCTCGTCAATAGAAGATTAATAAGATCCGCTCTTATTTCTTGATTTGCAGTATTAGTCAAATCTAAGTAGTCACCTCTAACTGAATCACGAAAAGGAAAATTTATACCATATGTAGTACCGTCTCCCATATAGTGATAAATATACTTGGATTATTTTTCAATTAAAGTAATAGTACCCCTTACGTGTTTAGGTTCATAGGGACAATGTCTACATCCTGATCCACAACAAAATCCTCTCCTTGCATGCCACTCTTCCGTAAAAACTTTCTTATCACCTTCCATATAAAAGTCAGAAGGGAGAAGTTGTTTCTTCTCCCCCTGACTGGTGTTCTTTATTTCTTTGGACATTATGCCATTACTATTTCACAAGCACCTCCCGCACAAGCAACTTCGCCTGATAGGTCTGTGTTATCGTCAGCCTCAACAATCTTTGAGAGGTCAACGTCTTTGAGAGTTTCCATCAACTCTTCATATTTTTCTTTAGTACAATCTTCGAATGGAGCTTGAATGTATGTTCCACCATCGTAAGGTAAAACAGAAAGACCATTATAGTGTTCTCTGTTTTCCCACATCCACTCACCTACCGCTGGCCACTCGTGTTCTCTGATTGAGATTGTTGCTGATACGTTGTGAGTATTGCTTCCTGTTCTGTGTCCACCTTTAACCCATTCAAGATGTACCTTCTTAACTCTTTCCAATAATTGAATTGGTGATTCGTTTCTTAGGATTGATCCTTCAGGTGCTTTTTGAGGGATTCCGATTACCGCAGTGTCGTGTGGTCTGAAATATTCATCCTCAATTAATTCAGGATGGTTATTCTTTAGGTGAGTATAAATTGCTTCATTCTTACCTACTCTCACTCTTCTGATGTAGTAGTCGTTGTGCCATGCGTGGATTCCTGATGATGTACCCAATGTAAGTGAAGTTGTACCTGCTGGTTTTACAGTTGTACATCTTGCCGCTTTATTGATACCAAGAATAGTTGCAACTCTTTCGTTCTCTTCTTTAACAACTTTAGCCGCCGCTTTCATATTCAAACCAAGAACCGCACCTGATCCGATACCTGTCATTGAGATACCAACAAGAGCATCTTTCTCTGTTGTTCTTTGCCAAATTGGTCTTAAATAGTGGAAGTCTGTGTAGCCCGCCTGAAGTGTTCCGATGAACGCTGCAGCCTTTACTCTTGCTTCGTAATCTTCTTGAGATACCACATTAGATACGTTTACTTCTGTAAGGTTACAGAATTGGAAAGGACGAAGTGCGATCTCACAACAAGGATTGGTTCCCCAATCTTTATCATTACTCAAATAGATACCAGGTTCACCAGCACCACTTGCTTCGATTCTTTTCCACAGATCCATAAAGTAATCTTTATCGATCTTGTGTCTCATCAGAGTTACAGAGTTGTTAGCTCTTCCTCTTTGTGGATTTGTTTCCCACCAAGCGCCACTCTTACAACCAATCATCTCATCATCAGATGCTGAGAATAAAGAGATAAGAGCTGCTCTTCTAATACCACCTGCAAGAACTGCGTCTGCAATATGACAAACCATATCATGAACTTCGATTGGTCTGAGTTTTTCACCATCTTGTTTTGATTCCAAGATTCCCTCAAGTTTGATAAGACATTCTTTCAAAGGTTGAGGACCGGGAGCTTTACCACCTGATGTTACAAGACGTGCTCCTTTTGGTCTGATATCTGAAAAATCAAATTCAATTTTTGAACCACCGAAGAAGTAAGATTTGATAAGAACCTTAACGGCATCTGCCCATCCTTCAATAGAGTCAGCAACTAACCATCTTCTTCCTCTTTCTTGATTAGGTTTTCTAATCTCAGGTAGTTGTTCTACGTGATGTTTTTGTACTGAGTAGCCAACACCTGTTCCACCTAATAAAAGGAACATGATTTCTGAGAATACTCTCCAGTCATCCACAGGTGCAAATGCACAGTTGTAGATTCTGTTTGGAGATATTTCAATCGGTTTTCCTGCGAATTGCATTGATCTCATTGATGGGAGAACTTGTTTCTTGTAAACATACATGTAGTTCTCACGGATTTCTTTTTCTAATTGGGGATACTTTTTAATATGCATCTCCATGTTTCTTGTTACGAGCTCTTGCCAAGTCTCTCTTCTCTTCAACTCAGGGATATACTTAGCGTATTTCATATACACTGTAATTTCCGAGAGTATTCGGTTTGAAATGTCCATGTTTTTGTGAATTTTAATAAATACTAATTTATGAAAAAATCGGGGATTTTAAATGATAAATATAGGTTCATCATCTAACAGTCCCGATTTTGAATAAAAAAATCGTTGTTTTTTTAAAGTTTTTTTTACGACAAGGAGATATTTAATTTCCTTGTTTTTGTTGTTCTCTTTGTTTCCTCTTTTCAAGAAGTTCCTTGACACGATCAGATTTCTTCTGTTCTTGTTGTTCTTCGAATCCTAAGAACGTAACAGATGCCTCTGTATCGATTTCAAGAAGTTCGTTGTTGAATTTACAGTTCTCAAAGACAACCCCGTCTTTACCAATACGTGACTTGGTAATCGCAATTGTAGCCAGATTTAGTTCTTTTTGTTGGAGAGTTTTTGCTACAGAAATGATTACGTGTCCTACTTGTGCTTTCTTGATAGATCCACCCATTTGGTCAGTAGTTACAACCTCGGAAGAGATTGAACTTCTATTACCTTGAGTTGCGGTCCATCCAACCAAACCAAGTTCGTGACACATGGCTTCGAAGTGTCTCATGACTGATCCCTCACTTTTCCATTCATCACCTAAAGCCTTTTCTGGCATTACGCAATCAATGTAGTCCAACACCACCAAATCAATCTTTGTACCATCAGCAATCATTTTTCTGAGTTGGTTTTTGATTTGAAGCATTGTGAGTGAATCAGAAGGTAGTTTTTTCAGAACCAATTTGTTAGGCATTGAGTTCTGAATCTCATGAATCTTTTCGAATACTTTTTCTTTATGAAAGACTAAGTTATCGGGTTCGATACCAGTCCATATGGTAAAATGTTTTCTTTGAATAATTTTGGGATTGTCCTCGAAAAATATCTGAAGAACATTGAATCCCATGTTGAAGGCAGTGTTTGCTATCTTCGTGAGGATTGTGGTTTTACCCACACCAGTCGGTGCTAAGATTACTCCAATTTCACCTTTAGCCAATCCACCCTTAAGTAGATTATCGATACCTTTAATACCCATTGGTATTGGAGATCTGAAGTCTTCATCTAAAACTACGTCTAAGTTTTCGAATACGTCTCCTGTACCTAAATCTCTTTCTCCAACTTGAATTGCATCTCTTACTAACTCTTCTACTTTGTCATAAGATTCGAAGTCACCCTCATCGATAATCTTCTGCGCTTGTTTCATCGCTTTCTGTAACTCTTGTTGTTTACAGAACTTCAAAGCTTTCTCTTGAACAAACACACTACCGTCGAATGGAGCTTCCTTGACCTGTTTGATTGTGTCAAGAATTACTTTCAAAACTAACTCAGTAGAAATCTCTGACTTAGCAATCTGTTCCAAAGTTTCGAAGGTTGGGGTAGATTGATACTTAGTGAAATACTCTTTGATCATCGCAACAATCATCTTGAAATACTTGTTATCAAAATACGTAGTCTCTAACACATCCATAATTGTGTGTGAAAAGTCTTTGTCTACGACGATCTGATTGATTAACTGAATCTGGAAGGTATTACCTAAATAATCGAAATTTTTTTGCATATATCTTGTTCTCTCACCCCTTAGATTTATAAATACTCCTTATGCCAACTCAATTCCGCAGTATTCGTGATTTAATTCTGTTTTTGAAAAAATGTCAGTCAATGACGAAAGGATCTCTTTCAAATATGGTCTTACGTCCACTGTATAACGAACTTTTGGCGGATATAATTTTGCGTCAAAAATTCTATGACAAATTGTCTCATCTCCAACTTTCACATAAAGGTGGAAATTCTCTGGTCCATCAGTGAATGATGTCTCCATAATTTTTGGATCGTGAATGATGGCCTCTTTGTTGTCCAACATGTAAACAACAGTTTTCATTTTCAAATAATCATGGAGAGTTTGTTTAACCTCATACATATATTCGTATAGGTCTGTTGCAACTCTTGCCTTTGGGTTGTACCCTCTGACATTGAAAAATCTCTGTACCACAATGTTGTCGTTGAGTGTTAGGAGGAACTCCATCTTTACTTGATCTTGGTCTCTCATGTTTTTTAGTTTTTAAATTTTCGTTTTTCTTTTCTTATTAACTTCATGAACGGTTTCAGGAAATTTACCCACGCTTCGTCGTTTTTTGGTAGGTATTTGAATAGTCCATCCTCCATCATGTATTTCATCAAATTTTTATATCCTCTATCAGTGGGATCTAATTCTTCGGTATGAATGGATTCAACAAGTTGTTTTCCCTCATCCGTGATCAGTGGATTTTTTAAGTCCACTATCAGTTTGTTTATTTGGTAGTATTGTTCTCCAAGTATACCACTTTTTGTCTTACCTGTCAAAATATTAGAGATTACTTTTATAGGTTTTTCTTGCGGGATATTTCGTGCATTATCAAGGATTTCTTCGATAGTGCAGGATTTTTCCGACAAATTTGGGAAATATTTCAACAAACTTTTTTCACCTAATGATTGTATACCTTCAATATTATCGGACTTGTCTCCCATCAGGATTTTACAAGTCAAAACATTTTCATGTGGTACTTCAATATCTTTGAATTTGATTTTAGTTCCAAACGTGTGAACTTGTTTTGTTATTGGAGAATAAATTGAAACTTGTGGACTTATGAGTTGTGTTAAGTCTTTGTCGGCTGAGAATATGGTAATAGTTTCTTGGGTCGCCACTTTACAGTAGTAGGCAATGAGATCATCTGCCTCATTATCTTTCATCTCGACTTGTCGAACGAACACCTCCTCCAAATACTGTTTAACTCTACTTTTTTGTGTTAAGTAAGATTCGTATTTGTATTCATTCATGTTTACCCTTCTGTTCGCCTTGTATTCAGGGTAAATTCTTTTTCTAGCTGAGGAGTTTGAGTCACCATCCCAAAAGACTACGACCTTATCGTACTCCTGCTCCTCCAAGAATCGTCTGAGGGTATTAATGAAGTGATACACCCCACCAATGTGATTACCGTCGTAAAAGAGTTCTTTGACCCCGTGGAATCCAATCTTGAATAGGTTGTCCCCATCCACCAACAATGTCTTTGTCACATATTCAATTTAAGGGTGAACAATCAATCTTCTTTTTCTTCTGTAAGTGTGAAATCACCTTCAGCTCCGATGATATCTTTCCAATAGTCAGCATATTCTTTCTTGTAGGTTTCAATAGATGCTTTTTCTTCCGTTGAATCTTTACCTGCTAAGAAACCGTGTGGTGTTACAATAATTTTACCATCGTCAAATCCAAGTCCGTTGATGTGATTTTTCATAACGGATACTTTACTTCTAACCGCAAACTTAACTGAACGTTTGTCTTTAGTTGCTGTAATTTTTGTTGTACCCGCACCTTTTTGGTTTCCGAATAGAAATACCAATGATGAGTTCAACCAAACTGATTCGCCACCTTTAGCTTTAATCTTCGGTTGTCCGAAAGGATTATCAGGTAGTTCAACCCAAGGTTGGTTGATAATGATGAGAGTATTTTCGTATTCTGTGTCTGCCTTTCTCGATCCTGAAATTCTTTGGTTGATACCCATACCAATCTTATCTGAAAGTACAGATGCATTGTGTTGTTTACCACCTTTACCTTCGTAAGTCATCTTACATGGTACTGATCCAACAGAATCCCATATGAAACACAAACTGTAGTTCAATTCACCTTTTTCTTGTGCATCCAAGAGCTCATTGATATAATCTGTGATTTGTTCGATATAACTGAAGTTGTTGTTGAACAAGAAAAACCCATCCCAATCCAATTCTCCCGTTTCCTTATCGACAACTTCCTCACATTGAAATCCCATCAGTTTTGCATGATCGAAACTCCACTTTTGTTCGGTGATGATGAATACAGGTAGGATCTCTTTTTTCTGTGCATCAACCGCTGCTTTAATCGCTGCAGTAGTTTTACCTGTATCTGAATGACCTAAGAACATATTGATATGTCCAACTGCGGGACCGGGAAGTCCAACTGCATCCAAAAAGTCTGCACCCAAATCCAAGAACCTTTGTGGTTTGTATTTTGCAGAAGTAGAATACTTCTTTTTTAAATTACTAAAATCGTTTTTCTTGATCGCCATATTATTGTATTAAAATATGTTCCCGACATTTCTGTCGGGAACATGATATAAATTAGAATGGTAAGTCACCATCAACATCAGCATCTGCTTGTGGATCTACATATGAGGTAGATTTGGTACCACCCAATGAAGTTGTTGCTTCTTCATCGTTTCCGTAAACGTATCCACCTTTTTCAGAATCCCAACGTGGAACTTCACCACGTGCAATTGCTTCAAGGTATTCAACAGGTTTTTTGGAATATACATCTTGCCAAGTCAAATCATCAGAAACCCACTGATTCATTACGTCTTTGTCTGTGTGTACAGGACATGGGTCATCGTACATGATAGTTGATACTGTGGTATATTCTTTACCCTTAGGTGTTTTGGATTTTGTCAACTCGATGATCAAATCACGACCTTTCTCAGGATCTGTGATATCACCTTTGTTTCTCCAAATAGGAATAATTTTATCCAAGATACCTTCGTTCTTATAGTTGTGTTTGAAACGCCAGAACTTTGGTCCTTCTTCTTCTTTATCGCGATCGATAACTTTTACAATATAGAATTTACGTGACTTATATTGTTTTGCCAATTCTTTGTCTGACTCCTTACCTGTAGAGATAAGTTCTTCGTAAACTTCATTCAATGGAGAACGTTCGTTGTCGTTCTTTCCTGGATCGTAAAACTTTTGCCATTTACCACCTACTTGGATCTCGTGATACCAAGCCTCTTTGAATGGTGATGATCCATCAGGAGTAGGAAGAATTCTAATTCTTCTCTGTCCTGAACTTTCTTTTTCTTCAAGAATAAGAGCGAAGTATTTCTTCATTCTCTCTTCTTGTGACATCTTAGATTGGGCCCCGCCCGATGACTGTTTGTTTTTTTCGTACTGCGCCAATACGGCATCTAATGCACTCATGATTACTCTGTTTTAAAGTGTTAATTAATATATGTCAAATATAGTTGAACATAGTCCATCTGTCAAATAAAAAAGGGATTAGTTTCCTAATCCCCCTTTTATATGTGTATTCTCTTAGTAACCGAAATCTTTTACGTTATCTGGTTTTGGTTGGAATGTATCCTTTATTTCTGAAGGATTGATGTCTGTTACATCATCGGGTGTCAAAACATAGTCTCTTTTACCCGTCTTTTCCATCTCTTCTTCTTTTTCGTCGAAGAATTGTGATAATTTCTGATTGAAAGGATAAGAATCATAACTTCTGAGTTCAAGTCTTTCTTCAGGAGTTTTAGTTCTATATTTTTCAATCTTATTTTCAATTGAGTTCAATCTCGCCATGATACTATCCATCTCAGAAAGTTTCTGCTCTAATGACCCCAATTGTTTGAAGAGGTTATCGAAATAATCGTCTTGCTTAGTCTCGATTTTTTTCTGTGAGTCAACCAACTCAGTGATATCTAATTCTTCAGTTCCTGCGTCGCCCTCTTGGCTTTTACCCTCCATATCTACTTTCTCTACATCAGGATCTGATTCAACATCGATCTTTTCAGGAGTTGGTGCTGGTGCAGGTGCTGCTTCGGGTGCTGGTGCCGCCGCTGGATCTGCCGGTACAGGTGGAGCCACAGCCGCATCCTGTTCCATTATGTACTTATTTACTTTATTGTACTTTTCAATCTCAGCTAAAATTTTCTTATCTAAGCTCATTTTTTACCCATTTAATAGTTGTTTGACACCGTGTGGTGTTTCAACTCTAACTTTTTTATTTATCGTCATGGTATTATCAACCCTTTCGATAAGTCCGTCTTTCATACGGATTGTGTAACAATCACCAGTATCCAAGTCACAAACTTGCTTGGTACCATCACCATTATCCATTTCAGAATATCTGGCTGATTTACCTAAGTAATTGTCTAAGGCTAATTTAATATTCATACTTTTTCTTTATAAATATACTGCAAATACGATTATGTACATTTTTTACCGTAGAGAATTATTTCTTGACCATTCGTTCCATTAGGATAACACTCTCCGCATGGGTCCTCTAATATAGATTTGTACACCGATTCTTCAACCAAATCATATATTCTATAACTTTCACCTGGACACTCATAAGGTAACACTACCTTAACCGTCCCAAATTCGTATTCAGGATATTCTTTTATCTTGAATGTAAATCCAACTTCCCTTGAGTTATTACTTGTTGTAGATCCTGCAGCAGTATCTAATTCTCTTGTGAATGATTTTGGTGTTATAAACTCAAAAGAATTTATATTATTGTCACCTTTTTTTAATATACTAGATCCTATCTTTATTTGGGTACCCATCCCGTTCAATACAATTAGATATATGTCCACCTCATAATCTTTACTCAATAAATCCGGACCAATTCCACCTCTCACTTTCAATTTACCATCTGCAAGAACCGATGGTCTCAGAACATATATTGTACCTGAACCTGGTATTCTAGCATTTGAGAATATTGTTCTGTCAGGGGCGTTAGGTGTAAGATTTGGATTGACTTGTTGCCCTAAAGGGGTTGGTGTCGGATTTGGTGTTGCCGGATTTGGTGTTGTCTGATTTGTTGTTGATACAAATGGGATTCCTGCCGTTGGGAATAATACTCCGATTTTATCCAACGCCTCAGATATCTTCGCTTTGACTTCTTTACCTTGGTTGGTCTCAAAATCTTTTTGTTGTTGTTCATTTCTAATTCTTGGCCAAACTCTTTTATAATAGTTATACATTGAATCAACCGTAGGTATGAAAGAATTCGCAGACACTGTTACAAACTGATTGTTTACACAAGATTGATCCAAACTATCACACATAAATTTTATGAACTTTTCCAAACTATCAAATCTTGCAAAAGGTTTAGATTGATTACCTTTATCTGTTCCTATATTCACACAACAGAATTGTTTCTCAAAATATACATCAGACTTAGGACCCCAATCTATTTGTAAGTTTACGTTAGTATAGTTGTTTCCAAATGATTTCATTTGTTCTGATGCCGCTGAAGAAACATAACTGAACACGAAAACCGCCATCGCAAGTTGTGATCTAAGTTTTTGGTCTGAAGACGAACTTTGTAAATTTGTACTAAGGGCACTAACAAAAGATTGTAAGGTAACCGTAGTCTCATTTGCTGCAATTGCAGTGTAACCCTTTTGGTATCTTGTAACTCCTGATGTTACAGATTCTTGGCAACTGTTTTGAGCATCGTTGGCTTTCTTACTTGTTTGATTGATATCACCCACGTTAGGTTTAACTGTGGCTGTTTTCAAGTCTGTGGTTACCAACTTTTGTAACAAGTTCTTATTCAAACTTATTAGATAGTTATTCGGTCTGATACTTGCAAATACACGTTGTCTAACTCCAGTGAAGGATGTTTGGAAAACACCTGGTGTAATCGTATGTTCAACTGATGTAATCAAATATGCCCCATTGAACATGGGAACGTGATTCAAACAGAAATACATTGTTGGTTGTATCAATGCGTTACCTAAACTAACAACATTACAAGCATAACTTCTCTCATTGTATATGTTGAGTAATGACACATTCGAAGATGCAACGTCCCTACCTGAGGCTTGGTTTGCCAAGTTGTTTACGGCAATCAAACTTTCAGAAGTTGCCTTACCAATATCTTGTGATACAGAAAAAGATGTGAAAACGTTTTGATTTCTGATACCCATATCAACATTGAATCCAACACATCTGTTTGATAAAGCGTAGTTAGTTTTATCTCCATCATTTGTGATAAGTGGGTTACTGGTTACACTGTTACAATTGAATCCGTCGTTTTTGTATCTGAAGTCTTGGTTTCTACCTAAATCGGGATAGTTGGAAGGTTTCTCAGAATAGAAACATACCAACTTAGGTTGAGAGTTTCTATAATCAACACTTAAGAATGTCCCCCAAAGATTGTTCGCAAAATCTGCGGAGTTCTCAGTCTTAGGGACAGGATTTTTTCCATCAGGTGTCTGAATATTATAGAAGTTTACATATGCCGGTAGTGGCATTACAGAGAAATTGTTTTCAACCAATATTCCTGATATCATGGTGTAAACACTCGCATCCACATTTAAGTTTCTCAATCTATTCTTAACTGAAAAAATATCTACCAATATACTGTCTCCAACGTTCCTAGATGCTCTGTCAACAAATAAGAAATCTTGAAGAAGTGTCTCTTCATTGTAGGCGTTTCCTGCAATCCATTTGTCATTGATTGCTTTGAAGTTCTCATATAATTGAGCCTTGATCAAATCCCCTGTGATTGCACTAGTTATCTTACCCTCAACAGGATATGAAACACTTGGTAAACCTTTCTGAAGATTTTGGAATAAATTATTGAATACGTTTTCATGATACTCCAACATTTGTTCAGAATAGTTTTGAACTAAGTTTTTGAAACTTTCTCCATTGAGTGATGGATTCTTAAGTTTTTGAGTTGCATATATCCTAATTAGGGGAGCACAAATTTGTACGTTATTCTTATTGAATCTAATATTATTATCAACAAAGAAATCCGTTATGTAAGAACCGTTACTTGTGGGTATCATTCTTGGGATTGTAGATGGTCCCATCTGTGTCAACAGTTCTTTCCATGCTTCAGTGTTTGTTTGGTATGATGCGGCGAGTGTGGTTGTCCCTCCACTGGTTGGTAGAGTTCCAGGAATGTATGTTTCAAACTTGAACGGGTCCACCAATTTAAATCCGACGGTTGTATTTGTTTGTGAGGTTGTGTTGTCAACAAACTCATATCCTGTTTCGTAGTCAGGGTTAAAACTATCGAACAATTTCCTATTGTAGTTAGATGGATTACCCATCTTAACCACAACATCATATTCCATGAAATTATTCAGGATTGTTATGATGTTACCAAATTGTTGACTGATGGCACTCTTGAGGTAATCCTGTGTACTTTGTCCAGCCTGTGGTGCATTGATTTCGAAAAATTCTCTCACCATCAACTGAAAGTTTTTCAAATATCTATTCGGATCATTTGTATCAACATTGATTGTTATCTGTGGTTGTCCAGGCCCAACTTTAGGGTTGATGTCATATACGGATCTACTGAAGTCCAAGAACTTCTGCTCCATCACGTCCAGTTGTTCCTTATTGAAAACCGCAAAAATGTCTTCAATACTAGAATATCCAAATCCTAAACTCATAGGATAAACCTCACCTTCAGGTTCTACTAATGTAATATATTCTGATGGGTTAGGTTTCGGATTTCTAGTTACATCAAAATATCCGTAATTAGAAGCCCCCCAAAAACATCTTACTGATCCGTTGTATATTGCAGGATTACTCAAAATATTTCTGTTTGCAACATAAGATCCTTGAGTTGTCACGGAGTCAAATATTGAATACGGTACTTGATTATAAATTGTTCCGAATGAGGGTGACGTGTAATATGAACCAGTTGAGGTGTTCTTGATAGTTGTTGTCCAAGGGTTCATTCTGAATATGTTCAAAGGTGTACCACCCGAAACGAAAACTTGATCCACGTTGGATTCCGCTATGTTACCAACTCTCATTGTTGAATCAACATATAATTGTATCTCCTCATCTGAGTAAGTTGAAAAACATGGTTTGCCGTTCAAGAAAACGTTCATGTCATTGATCAGTTTCGGATAAAATCCCGATTGAATAGTTTGGCTTGTAAAACTTAAAGATATTGCTGGTGGTGGAAGGGGTGGATTATAATAGTATCCTTGTAAGTAGACTTGTGAGGTAGTACCAGAAGCAAAAGAAAGGCTATAAACTTTATCCTCTCTGAATGTTATCGGGTCAAAGTTTTGTACATAATCAAAATCTTTCCAACATGTATCTAAAATATCAACATTGTCATTAACAAATTTTTTATATCTGTGATAAACAGAACCCAATTTGAGGATCCACGCATATGGTAATTTGTGTATACCTCCGAATCTTTTTATCGAAGAAGCTATGTAGTCTAAACTTTCAACTTCTCCCTTATTTTTGTATGTACCTCTTAATGTGGATAAGGGTAAAGAATTCACTAAAAGGTATGCTCCTTGTACATATGGGTATTTGTTACCTGACTGCCATTCTTGAACTCCATTCTGTAATGCGTTTACAAAATATGGTGTATTCAATATTGATGTCGTCTGTGTTGCAAATCCTGATCCACTTAATCCAACACAATACCCTTCTGTTGACAAAAACTGTGAAGGTTTGTCTCTGAATTGATAAAATATATTCAAGTTGTTCTGTGGAACTACTGGCTGAGTGAAGTTTTTATAGGCAAAACTTGTGACAGGTCTGATCGTTTCTTTCGTTGTACTTTCAATGTAGTTGGAAATAACTTTTTTATCACCATTAACAAAAAGAGTTGTCTTAGTATTATAGAATAGACCTTGAGCCGCCTTCGCGCTTGTTTCTAAATTTGTTTGATTCCAAATCGCGCTTGTAAATGGATACGTGTCACAAAAATCTGGTTGGACGTTTGTTTTAATTAAAGAGTTAAAATTAGTTAGATCTGTTTGTGTCAATCCTCTTGTGACTGTTGAACTTGCACCATCTATAGTACTTGAATCATATATTTCGAATGGTCTATCAACTTCATTTTGGATATATGGTGTTGCAAAAATATCACGAATCAATTTTTGTATGGATGGTCCGGTACCCTGATTAGAAATGTGAGATAAAACTCCTAAGAAGTTTTGGAAATTGAATCCGTAATTTTTGAGTTTCTGAATCAAAAATGGCGACGATACCCCCAAAGCGGTGATAATATTGTCAGCTTCGTTTCTTCCTATTGTTTCATAAATCTCCTTTACGTTACCTCCTCTTTGGAATCTATTATAATGTGAGTTAACGTATGTCCTTTCCCATATTTCGAAGAAGAACTTAACTTCCTCTTTTGTAAAGTAAGGAATATTAGTTTGTGGGAATTCAATACCATTCAGAGTTAGTCTGTTGATCTCCTGATCTTCATTATCTTTCTGTGTGTTGTCTTGAACTTGTGGTCCTTTTTCTGTTGAAGCCTTAACAAACTCCTCTACGAATTGTACTTCAGGCCATTTTGAATAATCGAAAGCCTTTGTAGAATCAACTACACTTCGATCACCTGGGTATTGAATAACAAACCTGTCAGGATTTTTATCATCCTGAACGAAGTATTGTGGCCAAGGATATATTGGTTGTTGTGAGTTAGCATAAATGGAATTATTCATCAGTGCCATCGGATCGACAGGAACATTGTCTTTCATGTCTGAAGATGGGAACTTCATCACGGCTTTTTTTCTGTCAGGATCATCTCTTTTGTCCCACGCTTTTTTGTGGACATCATCCATAATTCTGATAAAAGCTTCGGTAGATGCCATCAGAACTGTTATAATATTTCTTATTGATGGTCTGAAGCCTATACCTTGTGCCTTGTCTTCTAGTTTTGCTGCCAAAACAGCAGTAATTCTTTCTTCTTCTGCTTGAGCCTTAGAGTTTAGGGTTTCTAACATTTTATTTATTAACCCCGTGAATCTATTTTTACCTTCGAAAACATAGAGTTTTATCTTGTCATTTTTTTCTTGTGATTGATCAGACAATTCTATATTAGAAATCAGCTCAGTGGCAATCTGAGACCTTATGTTTGCATCTTCAGATGGGGTTGGAGTTCTATCTGTTTTGTTTCTTATTTTGAAAGTTGCAACAAAGTCTATTGAATTTGGTTCAATTTCAACAAACATGTTTTCATATGTGATAGTACTTTTAACTTCGAGGTTTTTATCCTTAGCTCCTTCCGATCCAAAAACAGAATTACTAGCAAGTATGTCATTATTACTCTGTACCTTTGCCTTCAAACTCGCATCCGCTTTCTGTTTTGTACTTTCACCAGCACTATTCGCACCATCTTTGACTGTCTTTTTCAGTGGATATAAAGCCTCTCCCCCTCCCTTAACCACCAACGCCTTTTCTTTATCACAATTGACTTCGAACCATGAATCTTTGTTAGTGAGAATTTCACCTTGAAAGGCATTCAAACTGTTTTTGAAATTCACACTTTCTGTTAAAGAAGACACATCTTCCTTGGTCCATGAATTCATTAAATTAGTTTCAAACATCTCTAATCTGTTCAATAACTCATCAACAGCCAACTCAGGGAAATCCATTGGTATCAATCCCTTCTGTTTATAATCCCTATAGACTTCGTGTATTTTTGCGGTACCACCTTCCTCAATCTGTGTCAGTGATGCTGATTTTGTACTGTCAGATAATGGTTTACTTATTGTATATTGTGTAGAATACATGTGAGGTACTGCCAGTATCGACTGTATTGATATCTCATTCAAAATGTTGAATTTGTACCCATAGAACTGTAAAGTAACTTGGTAGTTACCTGAATAGGTATTAAACCTAGCATTGAAAGATATTAGATTTAGTTGATATCTAATGGCCTGCCCATAGAATCCTTTAAGTGTAAGGTAAAATGGCGGATACGGTAACTGAAAGAATGCTGCGTATGGGGATAAATCACCTTTTTCAAATAAAGCCCTTCCTTGTACATCCTCTAACTCAATAGTTACTTGTGGAACGAATGATGTATCTATCTTACAATTTATAGATGTTATACCAAGTAGTCCAGTATCGTTTTGATTTTGTGTTGGTAAACCAGCTTGTACATTAGCAAAAGGTTTTTGTCCTGTCGATGGTGTGAATGATGCTGAAGATTTATTGGTTGTACCCTTGTTCAAAATACCCTGACCCGTAATCTCATTTGTATAATCGTTTGTGAGGTACTTCTGACCACCAGGCTTCATGAAATTTATTTCCGCTATTGAAACAGTGGTAATCTGATCCTGTATAGTTTGTCCTACCGCAAGTTTTGTTCTCGGGAGAAGTTTCGTTTCCAAATTGGCATACATAACAAGATTTTCTTGGGCAACCGATCTCTCTTGGATTTTTCCCTTCTTATCAACGATCTTATTAGGATCAACCACAATAAAGTTTTGAACGTCAAAATCAACATAGATGTTTCCGTCTTGTCCTGTGAATATACTGTTACCTGCCATAATATAAGAAATGGTTATCCAAAGCCGCTTTATAATCCTGTAGTGAAGTAATCAATGGGTATGGAACAACCAAGAAAGCACCATCAAAAATGTTCTGTTCTAACCCACCAAACTGTGGATTGGCTTGTAGAATTAACCATCCGAAATATGGTGACCCATAATATTCCTCAGATACTTTATCAAGTCTACTTCTATTAACCTTATAGATATGAACCTTATCTGATGGTTTATTTGGTATTGTAACAAAAGGCACAACTGTTTGCTCACCATTGATGAGAAACTCCTGATACCTATTATAATACTGCCCTCCCATTAGTTAAATTTAACTTTGTCGTTCCAAGTTTTATTACTTGTATTTGTATTGACAGTCTTCCCTAAGTTCTTAATAGAATTTTTTTGGTTTTCTGTAGGAGATGTCAATTGTGTGAACACGAACTTCCTTGGTTTATTCTTAGTATAAGGCGTAAACTTCATAAAGTCAGCTACTTTTTCTTTTTCGAATTTTTCAATCAACGTCTGTGTTGCCTTTGTTTCTGCTTGATATAAAGGTTTTATTTTATCCTTCCAATAGTCGTCAAAAACTCTAGCAATTTCTTGATTACCGTCCCCTTTAAGCTCTGCTTTGTTTACAATGTCGTTCAAGATTTTTGATCTGAAGTTTTGGTATTCCTTATCATCAAGAATCACATTATTCATAATCATGTAACCTATTTTGTTTGTAACACCATTCTCATTCCAAAAGAATCCTGATCCTACAGGATTTTGTGGGTTTGTAAGTGCTTCGAATACATTGGTTTCTAATCCTCCTTGATTATTTAATCCGTTTTTAATTACACTACCTTTGATTGATCCTGCTGTTATGTTGTAAGAATAATCCGTTGCAATTTTTTCATTGAAACTTTTTAGAGCAACTGCGACTTTTGTTATGTCGTTTTGCATTTCTATGTAGGTATTTGTGTTTGGTGGGTTCTGACTTGATGGGTCAACTTCTGTAGTAGAGGCACATTGATACATTTTTATTGTTCCGTTTTGGAGAGCATAACCATCATATAGGAACGTACCACTGTCCTGATATAAAACATTCAGTCTGTTCAGAATAGCAGTGAGATTCAATTGTTGTTGTGTTGTCTCTTGTATTATCTTAGTGATAGAGTTGTAATAATTTGATCTTCTTTCGTTGATATAAGAAGCAAAATTTTTCTTAACAACCCTTATCAATTTATTAGAGAAGTTAAAGTTCGTACTTTCTAAGTAATTTATAAAACCATTGGACCCATTATTAATACTTGTTTCATAATCAGTGAAAAACTTATTCATCCTCTTCTCAATATTCTGAGATTTACCAATTAAGTTATTAGCAGTAACTCCATCCGAATTGATAAGTCCCTCCATATAATACCTCTGATATCCCCATTGTTGTAACATAACTCCACCATATTGACTTACAATAGTCTTAGACTGATTGATTGTGTTTGTAAAGAATGTTTGAGATGAATCCAAAAGCACATTCATAATATCTTTGTAATTGATATCTCCTGTATCTAATTGTGAATCGTTTATTGCTCTCCTTGTTATTACACCAATAGTTTCACTATTACCTTTTCCGTTATAAGCATCATTACTGTTAACCGCATTAAGGTTATTCAACGTCTCATTAGCCTGTACTGATTTAATAAACTCAGCGTCAAGGGCTTGAGCACTTTCTATATCGGTAGCATCTGCTCTTTCGTCGTAAATCTCTGTATTTGCGTAGTAATTGAATGAAAGGGCGTTTTGTAGTTTGTCAACAGGTTCTTTTAATCCAGCACCACCTAAGAAGTTGAATCCTAAGGTAATGTTAGCAATCATAGGTTGAACTCCAATACCTTCAGGATTTATATCTAATAGAGGCTCGTACGTGATTCCTAGACTTGTTGGTGCAATTTTAATATTGTAAAAATCACCAACTCTCAATATGAGGATTGGGGGTGCCCCAAAAGCTGTATTCATCGCTTGGTCGTACTGTATCGTTGTTTGACCATTAACTTCTTTGATCGTAGGAATTGATTCCCCTGGTCTCATACATTGTTGTAAAAACGTCAATCTTGAGTTAAGTCCTTCAGGTGTCATCGAGTGGAACGCAGGATCAAAGAATTGTAATTTGTCTTTCAGGTTATCATAAACCATGGGTGTCTCTTCTTTGATAACCTCAAAGTAATCACACTCTGTTAAGAATTTCCTTAACACTCTCTTCGTTATATTATCTCGTTGAACCTCGGTAACTGTCTCTACAGGTCCCTGTACATTTGTTTGTGACGATCCTTGGATTGCCTGTGGAGCTTGTCCCGCTGGCACCGCCGCAGATATAGTTTGGGTTGTTGTGATGTTTTGTTGTGGATCTGAAGGTTTAGGAACTACTCTTATGTTTGTTATCTTGGCCCTTCTACAAGCCATTGCGTTCCTTGTATAGATATCTTTATCACCAACGTCACCCTTACCACTTGTACAATTGATTTGATTTGTACCCAAAGTTTGAACGTTAGTCACACCCGCTTGTGGTGCACCTCCAGCATCTGTTGTTCCTTGCTCACCTACTGATCTGATGTTAAATGTTAATGTTTTTTTATCTGTAATGTATTTCTTAAGATCCGTCTCTTTGTAATACTCAACCAAGGATTGACCTCGTCTTTGTCCTAATTCGTTGTTATAATTGGCTGTTGCAGGTGCAGACGCTCCTCCTTCAATATCTATTACAACACTATAACCATCATCTAATATCTTCTTGAGTTCATTGTAGAATGTTGAGGTATTATTCAATTTTTTGAAGCTTTCAATAACCCCGCTACTAAACATGTTTTGTACTTGTTGGGTAGCACTTGTATCTTTTTTTCCGTTCGGACCGGTAGCGTTTTTTGTGTATGTTGCTTGGTTTGTTGGAGAAACATAAGTTGTATAATAACCACCATAACTTCCAACAGCCCCTTTTTTAGGGATATCATTTTCAAAATACACTGCGGAGTTTTTGTATTGATCTAAACTTGGTGTGGTGTCTTTTTGTTCAGGTGAAGGATTGGTTTTATTTGTGGGTGCCGGTATACCTACGTTCAATTGAGCATTTGCCTCTAATATTTCTTCTTTGGTAACAGTAGGATTTGTCAACATCCTTTGTATCTCATACAAATCCGATCTATTGATTGTTGCATATTTTTTAGCGAGTTCATAAAGGTCGTACTTTGTACATCCCGCCATGAATGAATTGATTAACCCATCAATGATGTTCTTCTTCGTCTGATCTTTTAATACTTTGTTAACGATAACGTTAAGAACTGATGGGTGGTCAACAATAATCTTCCACGAGAGTGTACCTGTTCTTTGTGTCGATTTATAGGTGTAAATTGGTTCAGGTCTTCCTAAGAACTCAGATGTGTTCCAACCTGTACTTACATTTTCATTAACAGTTAAACCATAAGGAGGGAACCACATTACTCTACCTCCATTAGGCCCTTTCTCACAATCCGCAAGATCTTCGAACATTTTCGATGTTCTCCACGCCAAGTTCTCAATCGAGAACATATATTTCTTTGCATAGGCCCCATTAGCACCACCAATAAGATTACTTGAGTCTTGTCCCCCGTTTCTTCTGTTTGGAGCAATGTTCAGGTTGTATGTTTTATCGAACACCGAATAAGAGAATCTACGTCCCTCAGTTGTCATACCATCAGTCTTCTGTAAATCGTTATACTGTAGGAATGGAGTATCTTTGGTAAAGACCCTACAATATTCTGCACCTACCTCATTTCCAATTTCACCTACATACGAAATTACTCTCGAACCTTTCGTCATTTCTTTGTATCCATCACTGAATACTTTACTTACTTGATCTATGGCATTTCCTACATGTTCAAATCTTTTTGCACCCGCTGGCTGACTTTCTACAATTCTCTGTGTTTCGTCCAAGATAGATCCTGTTCTGAATCTGAATCTTGTCGAGTTTGAGTCGTCATAAGTAGAGGGGTCAAAATCAGGATCTTCTCCCATTTCCTTACCACCAGGACCTACGTATTTTCCAGCATTCCTTTTGTATTTTGGTGACACCCAAGTCATTCCACCTTCTATACCACCACCATCTACATATGGCACTCCCGCAGGACCTAAACCTGGTGACTGTTCAACTCCTTCATATAGTTGAGCTAACTCAGATGGGCCATAAACAGGGGATTGTATAGGTCTTCCAAAGTGGTCTGTTGGTAAATCACCAATTGGTGAAAACACCATAGATGGATCCGAGGTTCTAGATCCAACGTAATAGTTTGAACTATTTGCTTGACCTCCAACAATTGCACCTCCCAATCTATCGAAGAAGTTTCTGTCATAATCAGGTTTGAACCTGTTCATGTCAATGTTCTTGAACAGAACACTTTTTTGACCAGGACCTGTGTTACTTAAGAACTTTTGAGAACCCGAATCCGCAGATCCAAGTAATCTGGCAAAGAATTTTCCTATACCTGATTGAGTGACAAAAGAAAAAGCTTTCTCAATTTGTTGTATTGTTGTTGGTTGTCCAAGTCTTATTTCTGTGTCCCAATAAGAACCTGGAATTGGTGAAAAAGGAATATAACTTCCTGCTAATCTCACGGCTAAATCTACTGCCGACAATAAAGGATTTGCCGGTTGGGTAATTTGATAATTCGGCTCGATAAGAGGAATTCTGTTTGTTAGAACTCCGAAAAGATTACTACCACTTGCCGCCCCCGCAATGTTTGCTCTACCGACAGTTCGTTGGTATATTTCTACCGCAATTCTTTCTTCAAAAAGTTTTTTAAGTTGTGTTGCACCAATCTTGGCAATGAATGAATCTGAACTCAAAAGACCATTGGAACCTAATGGATCTCTATCGAATAATATGTCAACAGGTTCATAAAATGATGAATTGAAGTTTGGATATGGTTCAAACTCTGATTCCTTAATTACAGTTCCTGTGGAATATTCGAATGGTGTATCTGGAGAATAAACATTGAATCTAGCCATTCTGTCATTGAAGACAACCAATCCATAACCCGATGGGTCTGGTTGACTGTCTACAACCGCTTGGTCAGTCAGTACTGTTGGGTAAGCAACCTGATTTGGGTCGACGTATGGGGCCAACTTGTATGATCTCAGATTTCTTGTTAGAAGTCGTTTTCTGAAGGCTTCTGTACTACCGTAATCTAATGGGCTAGGCATTCAGTTTGTTTTATAATAAATAGGGAAAAGCTAATTTTTTATTTCTTTGCCTTTTCAAGTATGGATTGTCCCGTAGCGTCTTTCATTGTGGACAATAATGTATAAAGTTTCTTAGAACCTTCTTGTGATTCAACCCACTTCTCAATTGTTCTGACAACTTGTGGGTCCATACTACCGTCAGATTTGAATTCGAAAGTAATTTTACCGTCGTGTGTCACGGTCTTGGACTCTGTAACTTGGGCAGACTTTGTCATTTTACCAAGATCCATCGTAGACTTCATTCCTTTTTGGAATTCTCCTCTTGCAGAAGACCCAGGTTTCAAGTAACCACTAATCATTTTTCCTAACTCACTTCTATCATCTTTGAATTTTTCGTAAACAGAATCCATCAATTTTTCGGGGAGGGTTCCCATCTTATCTGCAAATTGAGAAATATCAACTCCTGATCCTTTGAGTTTGTCCATCAATTCTTTTCCTACATCTTGGAATGATTTGTTACCTTGTATTACATCGGCCATCGATTTACCCAACTCAGTGATTGCCTTTCCTGTCACATTCTGTATATCCTTTGTTTCAGGAGCAATCTTTTGAAGAGCATCTGTTACACTTTCCCCTAACTTCCTTGTTATTTCGGGTATTTGTCTTACACCATCTGCTCCGGCAACACCATAAACAATTCTGTTTCTTATTGAGGCAATATCTCCAGCCATTACCTTTCCTGTATCCATCTGAGCCTTAGCAATTTCTTCCATTGTTTTCGGCTCTTTCTTATTTTGTTCAACAGCTTGTTTGAGTTGTTCTTCAGATAAGTCACGTATATTTTTGAATACCTCTTCACCCTTTTCATCTCTTACTTTGATTTGGTATTCACCACCTTTCATTTCAGCAATACTTGAGATGTACATCTTATCTTCTTCGGATAAATTACCAGCAAATCTTATTTGTGAAAATAATCTTTCGGAGTTAGCTGCCGCTAATCCCATCTTAGTGAAATTATCGTAAGACATTCCAGCAGCCTTCGCCAGCTCTTTCATCTGTCTGATTCCACCTGGATCTATCTTGAACGATTTCGTTTTTTCGTCAAATATTGTGAATTTCTTTGCAGCTTCCGCCAAAGACATTTGTAGACCCGCAGGATCATTTATTGAAGCATTCATCAATGCAAAAGGATCTGACAACGCACCAACAGAAATTCCCAATCTTTGGAATGCGGCTGCGGTTTCTATCGCTCCTTCTGGTTCAAAAACTTTTTCCGCGAAGTTTTCGGCATCTCTCATATTCGCCCTCAACATTGCGGATTGTGCTGCCATTTTGGTCAATCCAAGTACTCCTCCGTCAAAGTTGAACCTGTTCAGTAACTCGGCATTGTTAACAACGTCTCCCATTATCTGTTGGGTATTCATACCAATAGATTGTACGTAATTAACAGCTCCGACCATATTTTCCTGAACATTTCCAAATTGGATACCCACATCAGCCATTGTAGAGACTATACTCTCAACATCCTTCCCTAAAACCTTTGAAGTTGTAAACAACTCGGTGATTGCCTCACTTGAAGCAATAACATTCTTTTTTAAAGCACTTGACGTGTCAATAATAGTCTGAGTGGCATCCTTCGCGGTTCCACCTACTTTGTTCAATTCAGGAGTGGCTAAAGATATTTCACGGACAGCATCACTTATACGCTGTCTCATTTGACCAAAGGTCCTATTCACATCACTCGCATAAAGATTCAGATTCTGAATAGCATCAGCAATTTCACCAGGAATTTTGGCAAACTTTTTCAGTTCCTCATCATATGTTCCTAACGAATCTAAATCTTCTCCAGCCATGACTGTATTTTCTTATAAATAGAAGAGGGACCAATTTTAGGTCCCATCTTTTTTATTATCTTCAATCCACTTTTCAAGTAGATACTTCCTCACAAAAACTGGCATAATCAAAAAATCCTGCCAACTGATCTTCATTAATGTACTCAAATAATAGAATTCATCAATTTGAGATTTTCTATAATCAGAAGAAAGGACGAAAAAAGTCCACCCCAAAGCCAACGAATACGGTTAGCTTATCTCCTGATGGGGTTGTTACAACACGTTGCATATCAAGTCTTGGCTCGTTGTCATCCAAGAATTTTCTTATGTGTTTGGAATCCGCAATCATCATCCTACTCACGAACTGAGCAATCTGTGCTCTATCTCTTGACCCATCAACCTCAACAATTTGTCTCTCGAGTCTCCATGTGATTCTTGGTGCTGGTCTACCTTTTGGATATTGGTCAACCATTGCAGAAATTTCATTTATTTGTCCGAGTGTGAGTGGTCTAATTTTCACAACACTGTTGGATACGGGTAATGTAGTTTCGAATAAACCTTCCGCATCAGGTTCGACCCCCTTTTTAATATTCAACTCTGCCAATGAAACAACCGCTTCGAAACTTTTATTAGTTTTAGGATCGTTCACTGTCATTTGAATTTCAGGTCCGAAAGATGTGTTTCTCAAGAAAATAAGGATTGCCTCGATATCTGTTTCAACCAAGTCTTCAGGTTTCATATCAGGTTCATATAACTTAGCCCTGATGAGGTCCATTGTTAGATTGGTTCCTCCACCCAAGATGATATTTTCATCGTTTGCAGTGAGATACCCAACCTTAACTGCAGATTTTTTGTTCTTATAAAAAACACCACCCGATGGTAAAGGCACCACGTCATGAGGTAGGTTTAAATTTTGTGTCGCGTATTGTTGTGTTTGACTATCCATAAAAAAAACCGTGGAGTTTTGTCTCCACGGTTAAATATAAACTGACTTTACTTTTTTTAAAGAATTAATATACAAGAACACATCTATCCATTCTCAAAGTTGTAGAAATGTTTGCCAACGCATCTTGTGAATAAGATAAAGCGTTGAAGTTAACATCTGTTAAGAAAGTTCCATAAAGGATCCATTTCTCAACAACAACTCCTGTTGGGTCCAACATTTCAAGGTCAATATCTTTCTTGTAACCTGCTGCGTATCCCATACGTCCTGTTACAGACTCAGCGTGTAAACGAACCCACTCCATAAGAGCTTGAGCCGCTGAAGGTCCAATTGGGTCACGGAAGGTTACAGGGATTGTTTGCCATGTAAATCTACCAGCAACATAAGTTGATGTATTAAGGAATTGAATTTCCGTCGCATTGATTGTAATGTGAGGTCTGGCCGCGGATTCCACGAACCACTCATTTATACCCAAAGTCGAAGGGAATCTCAGAATAAATCTATTCTGACGTTTCGGTTCGTAGGGTATCGGCATTTTCATCAGTAAGTCAGCCATAATATATTAATTTTTGTTTTTGTGTTTATAAGTATAAATATATCCCCGAAAATTTTTTTCTATTTACTTATTCGGTGAAAAAAGATATTCATTATTCCATTCTAGATTTCTTTCCAGTTCCAGTATAATAAGTTTTAACAATATTATCTGGATCTTTATCAAACCTTTTCTTCATTACTTCTACATTTCTAATGTCATCATCAGAAAATCCAATACTAGGTGTGAATTTATTTGCAATGTCTTTTTTAAGGAATGCTCTTTTGTTTAATAAAGCCGCCATGGCTTTGATGTAGTTTACAAACCCCTCCATTGCCTCGACCTTCGCCTCTTCAGGATTCTTCGCAGCTCCTTCATCTCCAAAAGACACGGGGTGGTATTTGTTGAGTTCTAAATATGTCTTGATTAATTCGTCGTCCGTCATTTCTTCTTCACCCACAAATGAACGGTACTTCTTAAGGTTCTTTAATAACTCCTCCTTACTTATACCATTAAAATTATTTACGATATAATTGTAAACGGCTTGTTTAATTGTATTTGGATTGTGACCTCTTGCAGTGATGATAGAAAAAATTGAACCATTGTTGATAGCTTCTCTGAAATCATCGAAGGCTGGTCCTTGTTTTGCTTTCATTACATCTATCAGGAACTGTTTATCTCCTCCTGTTCTGAAGTTTCTAAACGGATCTTCAGCAAGACCAACAATTACATCACCTTTATAATCAAAATTCTCTTTACCTATTTTACCTCTATACTCGGCAAAATCTGCGGTAGACATACCAATCTCATCACCATCTTCAGTTTTGAGTACAATTTCAGTTGGCATATGAACAATATTGTCGTCCCAATCAAATGCGTAATATTTCATATCGGGACTTCCTTTTTCCGTAAAACCTTCCCTAAATTCTTTTTTCATGTTTGGCTAAAAAGGGGGGAACTAGTCCCCCCATATTTTATTAGATATTTTCGAAAGTCGCACCTGCTGGTGTAATCAAGAATTCGATATCGATGAATTCAAGAGACTTCGTAGGTTTAAGATAAATTTTACCTGTTAGTGTATTTCTGTCAAGATCTTCAGGAGATGAAGAAACTGTTACACGGAAATCGTAAACACCTCTGTCTCTTCTGATTGAATCCATGATAGGGTTCACACTATCCAAGAATTGTTGTCTTACGATCTCGTCGTTTTGTTCGAACAACAATCTTACTGCTACTGCCGAAATCAACTTACGAGCTTGTAATAGAAGTCTTCTAACATTAAGTCTATCAAGAGCAGATTCTGCAACTTGTAGAGTTTTGTTACCCCAAATTACTGTACCTACATCAGAGAAGGTTGCGATTGGGTTAATTCTTCCTTGATACAAGGTATCTCTGTTTTCTTGAGTTAGTTTGATTCTCGCTTTGATTGAATTAACAAGACCTCTTGTGTAACCCGCTGATGCGTACCATGGGAAAGCAATGTTGTCTGTCAATGCTAAGTTTCTACAAACTTCACCTGTTGCAGGAATATAAAGTTGTGTGTTATTAACAGTATCTCTAGTTAAGATCCAAGGATAGTATGTCGCTGTATAGTTAGAGTCGATACCTGTTTCTTCCAAATTGTTTACCGCTTCGGTTGGGTAAATTAAACCTACGTTATCGTAAGTTGTTGGTAGGAACATATCATAGTCAGGAGTAGTACAGATATAGATAGAATCTGCTCTGTCATCCTCAACCATGTCAACTGCGTATTCAACAAGACCACTATTGTTTACATAATCAATACCAGGAGTAACAAACACGTTAATGTTAGTTGCTTCAGGATTTGCAAATGTTGTAATACCCAATTGGTATGCGTAGTAGTCACTACTTCCCCAATTTGATACGTTATCACCGTATGCATAATCTCTGAAAGCTCCCCATCCTGTCGCTGAAGGATATCTTGAAGTAGGACAAGCACCTTTTAAGTAACCTGAAGCACCTAAGATATATTCATCGGTATTTGTTCTTGATTCTCTGTAGATATCCCAACCATCGAATCCACCCGCAAAACATAGTGTGAACTTTCTTGCGAAGATTCTGTAGTAAGGATTCTCAGGAGAAGTTGGTTCAGAGTTGAAACTAGCATCTCCAACCTCGAATGCTGTTTGACCACTGGTCATGAATGTATTTGCAATTGTAACAACAGTCGCACCTGAATCCATGTGGAAACCTTTGGTTCTATAATTGAAAGGAATTTCAGCGTTTGTACCACAATGGTTAGCTATGTTTTGGAATCCTTTAAATTGTAAGAACGATTCATCAATACCAATTGTATTAGAGAAACCTAAGAAAGTTCTTCTTACGTTATCACCTGAACTTGTAACCACATTAGATCCACCATTAGTTGTTCCAAAAGGAGGGTTGTAAATTACTTGACCAGGGAAATTATATGCTGTCTTATAAATTGGGATTGGTGATTGAGTATTACCTTGATAATCTCTCATAGTATAACCCTCGAATCCACAAGGAAGTGCATCGATTGGATATTCTTCTGATAACTCAATCATGATGTATGCTGAATTCAGAGGATACTCCCCATCTGAAGAACCAATTTTCTTAGCCACGAATGAGTTAGAATTTGGATCCATTGTACAGTTAGTGTATTTCTCAAGAACTACAGGATTAGCATCTGTATCGAAGAACGATCTAACCATGATATCAAATGTCGAGTTATTGAACGACATGTTCATGATTGAGATTTTAACTTGCGTATTCGCTGCGTCTCCATCAGAGATAGAAACGAATTTGAAAAGATTATAAACTTTATTACCTCTAAGTTCAGAAACAACCCAAGGTGTTCTTGGACTTTGGTATTGGAATAGGTTGTTAGCGATTGATGTCAAATCTCCGTTTCTAGCTTCTGGTAAAGCTACGAACTCAGAATTGATACCACGAATGTAACCGTTATTGTAAGACCAGTTTAACATTGTTTGATAAACTTCCTCCACGAATACAGGAACATCCAATCTTGATTTTGAGAAATTAGAAATACTCAATACTTTTGTAATATATTCGGAGTCTGAAGATTGGAACGAAGTCTCAAATGAGAAATTGTCACCTTCATAAGTTGTACCCGTAATTGCAAAAGTTGAGTATGGATTTGAAGTCAATCCTGAATATGAACCTGAAATATCCAATCCAAGATCTGTTAAACCAGATACTTGATATCTTGGACCCGCAGTTGTTGCATTATAAAGTGAAATACCTCTTGATCTCAAAGTAGCAACAACTACGTTGTCGTACTCAGAGTAAGAAGTACCTGAATAATAATAAACCGAACCTGACATAGCACCTGAGAAAGTAGCATATGTTGCTGAACCTTGACCATTAATTGTTGATACGTAGTTCAAGAATGAATAACCACTATATCCTGTCTGAGAAGTATTTGGTTTGTCGAAGGTTGCATAATACCACTCATCGTTTGATTCTGCGGAGAACACAATATTAGAGTTATCCAAATCACTTACACTGAAAACGTTAGTAACATCTGTGTATGTACCACCCGTCAAATCTATTAGATCTTGTGTATCAATAGCACCATACACATACAAACTCGATCCTGAAGTTGCTCCTGAAGCGTTTGCAATACCCATAATTTGAGCCTCAATATCATCTCTTAAAGATGAAGTCGAACCGTTATTTTGAGTATACGGTGTATCAAGGTTATTCCAAATAATACTTGGCATTGTACCTTGAGTTAGATTTATTGTCCCTCCACTGTTTCCTGAGAAACTATAGACGAAATCTACAGAAGAACCTGAAGTTCCAATTGTAGTAGGATTCACATTTGCTATTGTTGTGAATGACCATGAAGGACCCGCATCATATCCTGATAAACCAAGAATTCTTGTAACGAACAATTGGTTTGATTGTTGAAGATATGACTTAGCAATGTAAGCCGCTTCATATTTAGGGATTTGAGTGTTCACAAATTTCTCAGGAGACGTAGGTCCAAAGAGAGCTTGGAACTGATCAAAACTTGTTATGAAAATTGGTTCGAAGGCTGGGCCGGTCAAGGTCTCCCCAACGATACCTAAAGTGGTTACCCCCACACTCTGAGCCACGAATGATAAATCAGTCTCTGTAGTGTAAACACCAGGTGATACGAATACTTTTTGTGCTGTTGCCATTATTAAAAAGTTCTAGTTGAATTTATTTTATTCATAAATATTAAATTAAAGACAAAAATCTTTGTTCCCGCATATGTATTTGTAAATCAGGATATTTAATTCTGCCTTTTTTCTGCCCATGAAAACAACGTCAAAAACAAAGAAAGAGATAAAAAACATCAAGATCTCTATTGAGTCCCACGAAAGGTTGAGAAAATACTGTGACAAGAGGGGTTTGAAAATCTATAAGTTCCTTGAAAATTTAATCATGGAAAAATGTAGAGAGAAAACCGATTTGTACGGGGAAGATTAGACGAGACTTGCAATATAGAGTAAAGACGAAGGTGCCGAAGGATCCACAGGAGTGATTTCAAAACGAACA